AGAAGCTGTGGGACGGATGGACTATGGCCGCCTGACGGCGACAATTCGCGAGTATTGCGGTCTTAACAAGAAACAGTGGGAAGCGTTATGAATCATGGGAGGGCGAATGAATCGCCCTCTGCCAACCAATTAACAATTAAAACTTAAAGAATCATGAAACTAAAAGACCTACATTGCGACAAGCTCACTGCAACGGTACAAGACTATTTCGACTGTTTCCTTGAAAATCGCGGTGACGGCATAATATATGACGAGGATGATGAAAAGTGTTACCGCTACGAGTATCTTTAACCCATGGGCGGCCGAGGGCCGCTTTCAATCACCAATTTAAAATTAACGAATTATGAAACGTAGAGAATTTTCAAACGAGGCCAAGAAGGCCGTAGCTATCCAAATCATCACATTGTTGGAGAACAGCATCCTTGAAGAAAACGGGCCGCAGTCCTTCAGTGTATGGTGCGAGAACGGTGCGGTGTTCGACGATGAGGATTGCGCGGAAGAATGCAAGGAGCTGATGGAGCTGATGGAGAGCCGAGTAGAGGCGGTGGTGTTCAGTCCGATGGCGATTGATTTCGAGTAGCACCGTGGGGCGACAAGCCCCATGACAATTATTAACCCAATTAAAATTTAACAGATATGAATGTTTACAAGTTCAGATTGATTGAAACGTATTCAAAAGTAGTCAGCATCGAGGCCGATTCAAGGGAAGAGGCATTTGATATGCTTGACCAAAAGGTTTCCGAGGGCGATATTGACGCGATGGACAACTACGACGACTACGAGCGAGAAATCTACGACGCCTAACGGCGAGGTGGGGCGCAAGTCCCGCTGCTTCTAACCAATTAAATTTAGGTAGTATGAATAACAAAGAAAAAACAGTAAAGTTGATTAACGCAATCTTGAACAAACTCTATAACGATTTCAACATTAAAGTCATTGATGTGAACGGGAATTGCGTAAAAGCGATAATCAAGCATGAGATGGACGAATTAGAACGTAAGCTGTCGATTGCCATGATATTTGAAGTGTGTGACGAAATAGAGAATGTGCCGTTTTATGGCAAGATTCTTATACCAAATACAATCAGAGTTGTAGACTTAAACACCGTTTACACGTTCCGTGATGAGTGCAAGTTCACAGATGAAGATTTAGGGTCAATACTTAACAACCCTATTTTCAATTGATTTATAGAGGTCGCAAGACCTCTCGCTATTCACCAACAATTAAACTTATTATGAAAAGACTATTTATCGTGACTGCTCCGATAGATTTCGGACGGAATGAGCTGGAAGAGGCGTTGTGGATTGAGGATATTGACACCGAAAAGATAACCGAGATAATGGACGGCAATCCCGACTTTCAATTGTGGGACTTGGTAGACTTCGTGGAGTTCTGCAACAACCAAGAGTTCGATGTCGAAGGCTGCTGGATGCAGTCGGTTGAGGTTGAAGTCCCCGACGACTACAGTCCTAACAAGTCGACATGGTACATGAAGCTGATTCGGTTCTAAACAACGAGGACAAAAATTGTAAGGGTAATATGTAGGGCCATTGTAGGCCCTACTACAATCACCAACTTAAAACTTAAAAACTATGAAAGTATATGTTTACACTGAGTCGTGGTACACGCCCGACGAGTATGTGGGCATCGCCGATGTTCAGGTATTCAAATACAAGGCCGACGCATTGTCGTATCTCGCAATGAAGCGTGACGACTTTCTTAATTACCCGGATGATGAATGGGTGTGTGATTGGGGCGATAAAGACGGCTCGACATTCGCACATCTGTCAGCGGGCAATGACGATGTAGTGATGAGCGTGACCGAGCGTGACATTTAATGATTAACCATTTAAATTTTATCATTATGTTTTTCGTATGTGTATTAATTTGGGCCGTAGTCACGGTGTTTAAAGGACTTACTGATGGCAGGGCCGACTAAGAAACGGAGGTCGCAAGACCTCTGACATCACCAATAACTAAAACTTTAAGATTATGACACAGAAAGAATTTGAACAAACGAAAGAATGGGTCGAAAATAACACTGGATTAGAGTTTATAGACGACCAAGCATTGTATGACAAGGATGGAGCCTATTTTGAAAAGGCGATAGACTCCGACAAACGAGTCAAGCTTTGCATAGACAATGACCGTTCCGCCGAGTTGTGGATGCTCTTCAACGATGATTCATGCGTTGAAATATTCACATCAAGTTCACAGAACAATTGGCGATGTTTGAGAGTGTTCGCACACATCGTGACTTACAACTAAGACGGAGGCTTCGGCCTCTGACAGACCGTCGTTGTGAAACGGCCTTAATTGTAAGTTTAAGTGTTTAATGGGCGGCCATTTAGTTGGCCGCTTTCAATGCGGGATGTTCCGCAGACAACCAATTTTAACTTAATCATCATGAAAGAAACAGAAAACGGCTTTGAGGAAAAAGTAGGAGGCTTCGTGCGCATACTGCTTATTTTCATCGGTGTGATGATTCTCTTGTCAATGTGCGAGCGGTCATCATGTAGCGGAGGCGATTACGATGACCGATGGGACAGGTTGCAACACGAGGTGGACACAGACCCATACTACCAACAATGGAAGTGACCTAAACCCGAAGGGAGATTAAGTTCTCCCTTTGCAAATCATTAACCAATTAAAGAAACTATTATGAGAATTTCAAACGAAACAATCCGACATTTTGAGTCATTGGGTATCGAAGTCAAGAACCATCCCGGAACAGAGAGCGATTGGCGTGAAAAGGTGTGGAATGACGAATATAAGTGGTCTTACAACTACGGCAAGGACGCAACTCTCGGCTACGACGAAAACGGCAAATCAATCCATCCGACGCACGAGCAACTACACAAACGTGCGACCGAATGGGCCGACAGATACACTCCGAGAAAGATGAACAATTGGTACGACGCCAATATGCTCTACGTGGAGTATGACGACGGTGAGAATCACCGCGTCATCTGCCAAAAAGTCAGTGTCAAGTCAAAGGAAATCACGGTCGAATACATCGACAAGCTGATTGCAAAGGACAAGAAAGCGTACAGTGGCACATTCGGCAAGTTCACGGATGCCATGAACAAAGTGCTTGAAACATTGGGGTACACCGGCCGGTTCTGGGTATATCCCACGACATACGGCATCGGGGTATGGGTATTCTACAACTTCAACGCTGAAAAGAACATCAAGGATGTGGAGTCCATACTGAAGGCCAATAACGTTCAATACTACAACGAGTATAGTGACGCGCATTACGTATATCGATTCAAGGTGTCAAAAAAGCAGGCTAACATGAAGCTCATTGCAGCTTGCTGACTTATGGGAGGGGTTGGCCCTCTATCTATCAACCAATTAAATTTTAAAGATATGAAAACAAGAACGATGAATGACGGCTATGTATGGCTGGTGGTCGAGAAACCCTTGGCATTGCAGATGTTCAAATGCAACGAGGATGTCTACAAGCTGTACGACGACGGCAGCGAGAGCCTTTGCGAGGACGAGAACGAGATTAAGTTGTCCGACGCCGAGTTCGGCATAGGATTGGGATTCGTGGACGACATGAACCCGACCTGCCCGACTTGCGGTGCGCAGCTTACAAGGATGACGGCAAATGGTGGGACACTGGGCTATGCTCTTCCGGCCGTGACGGATGGACACCCGGAGAGCTTGAAACTTATTATGAGCGAGAGTGTGAGTAAACCGCTTTCTAACCGCGTTTCTCGGCTCGGATGATAAAGTGTCCATTCGGGCGGAGAAGTCGCGGGAGAAGGCAAATAAATAGACGATTATGAATAAGGATATGGAACAACTAGGCGCAAATCAAGCCGATTCTGTTGCAAAGAAAATTACGAAATTAACCAAGTCATTAAAGAACTCAACTGAGCTTGGATATGAAACAAAAGAAATCAAACAGGAGATTCTCGAAAGATGTGCAGAACTGAGCAATCTCATGATTTGTATGATATTTCACTGATTTACGGCGGGGTCATTCCCGCTCTCTAACCAATTAAAACAAACTATGACAAAGAAAGATTTGCTAAAATTGCTCCCCAACTGCAAGATGGTGGGGTGGACGAGCCAAGCGTGGAGATAAACGGCAAGCGATACCTGTTGTGGGGATTCATGCGTGATGACAGACAGATATGGGTAGATATGGAAAGCGATGACGGCTTCGGCCGGTGGCTGACACCGATAAACGACTTTCCGAGAGGTGTTGTAAAGTACATCTACCAATGCGCTGAACGAAAGCTGGTCAAGTGAACATAGAGGGGAGCAATCCCCTCTACTAACCAATAAAAAACAACAACGATGAAAAAGAATGAAATCAATTTGAAAAAGGAAGGCTTCAATTTAAATGCAAATGTCTATCCAGCAGGCTACCATTATAAGGAGATTATGAGGCTCGGACGAGTGTTCCCCACCACCAAGGCGCAGGCTGCATATTTCATACAACTGGGCAGATACCCCGACGCATACAACATGGATGATGTGGAGCTTGTGGAAAGGGAACTCAACCCTTACGGCTTCGATGGAGAGTATGAATACACCAAAAGCAAAACAATGGTTCGTCTTGTCAATCTTGACGACATGTGCAAGGCGTTGAAACTGAAATACGGCCTTTAATCCAAGTGGGCTTGAAACAAGGCCCGCTCCTAAACACCCAAACAACAGCAACATGATTAAGAACGAAGTTTTAAACTACATCCCAACAGCCACGCTGAGGGAAGTGTGCGACTTGTGGCACAAAGTAAACGACATAGTTAACGGCTCCGAGGACTGCTACAAGCAGTTCGACGTGACAAACGATGATGGTTGGTACGTTGATAGGGACATTGACACGGATTCGTGCCGTATCAGAATAACGACGGACATCGAAGTAAACAGAACATATCTATGGGAATCCATATCCCTTTTCTATGAAGGCGATTGGATAGCAGACACCGACATCCACGAGCTTGAATAGTTCATAGAATAATTGGAGGCTGAAAAAGCCTCTGCCTAATAACCAAAAAAGAAAAAGCATGATATACAAATCGTACAAATTCAAAGACAGAAACGGGCAAGAGTTTAAGGTTCGTTTTTATTTCACCGGCATCTACACCTTCGTTGACTGCAACGGGGAACACGAAATAGGCATGTGGTGGAAGGAGCCACTGATGGTCGGCAAGCACAATGACAAACCATCGAAAGACAGGAACAATGTCAGGTATCACGCTCGTCCGTTCAGTCAGGAATATGCCTACCGCTACGCCGACTTCTCGCTCGGAGAGGTGGCGAGGAGGATAGCGATAGCCGAGATTATGAGAGTCAATGCCACGCTATGACCGATTGTTAACTTTTAAAACTCCAACAGTATGAAAGAATCAATCAAAGTAAAAGAGCTAAATTCAATGCTCAACAAAGTTGAAGCCATGTCCAAGCAAGTGACGCGGATAAAACAACGTAACGACTTGTCCTCTGATGACAAATATATGGCCTTAAAAGTAGGGCAAGAACTACATACTCTCAATCAATATATTAAGATATGGTTATTTCAAATATAAAAACGACGCAAAAACTTGTGCAATCAAAAAATTGTCGCTACCTTTGTGTCAGCAAGCATAGCATAACGATAACACTGCATTTTTGAATTATTCATCAAAACACCTCGTTTGAGAAAATAAGGTGTTTTTTATTTGAAAATATTTTGCGGTTTCAAAAAAATGATTTACATTTGCAATGCAAACAACCAATAGGGCACGGTTGAACATAGCATAGTCGAAAACATACGATAGTCCGTTTCGCCTACTTGATTGTAGGAGATTCCGATAAAGCGATACCAGCTCGTGCCCTACATTGGAGTTGGTATTGCTTTTTTTATTTCTTGCATGGCGACGAAACTCAACATACCAATATCGGAACTCTCAACCCGAAAGGATAAAGACCAAAAATCGGATTGGGAGCTGTTGTGTTTCAATGTCGGTGTGAAAATACTCAGCGGGGCTGGGAAATTCAGGGCCACCGCACAAGACATCCAAAAGGCTTTTCATTGCAACTACTACAAGGCGAAGCGATTGGCCGAGGATGCGAAATCCAACAAAAAACTATTCAGATACGACGAGAAACGTAATGTGCTTACCGCAAAGCGATTTGAGCACAGGACTGAATGCAATCGCCGTAACGAAGAAATAGAAGCAACCTATTGCGTGAAGATAAAAGTCAAGAGGGATTTGCCAGTGTTTTCACTGCAAGCGATTTCTGACTTGTTACGCCAACGGTTAATGCAAAATGCGTTCAATGCCACCTATCGGACGAATAAGTTTCCTTTGCGGGCATCTGTTGAAAAAGATTCCTATTGTTCACGAAAGACAGAGCTGACATTGAACAAACTTGCTAACATCGTGGGGCGCAGCCGTCGTCAAACAATACGGATGATGAAGCGAATGGAGAATGACAATGTTATCAAGGTGGAACGACACCCTATGAAACTTGTCCTCGCTTGCGTTAATGACGAAACCGTCAAGGAAATCAAACGGGTTAAGCACATAAGGCCGTTTTTCATCAACGGGATGGGTTACAGTCGTAGCGCAAACGTTTACTTCCTGAATGATGCTGAGATTGAGCAATCGTTCTGTCACATCATTTACTCCCACACCAAGAGAGTCAAGTCAAAACAATCATCGTCAAAGGAACAAGGATTCTATGATAGAGAGATTAATCAGATGTTTAATTGATGTTTTTGTTTTGTCACCAATGTATGATAATACATTATTTAGGGGCATCTGCCTTGATGTGGCCTTTAAGAAAGAAAATTAACAAGTTAATTTCCAAAAGAAATGAAACCGAATCGAAAACGCAAGACAAGCAGGATTGACCGAGATTCAATCTATGAGGAGTTTTGTCAAGAAATGGACTTATTCTCGGACACCCAACCTTATCCCGACTGGGTGTTTGACTATCGGGATGAACATTTGAGCAAAATGTCAAGTAAACTTATAAAAATCTGTCGAAAGTTCAAGTCGTCAGGCATTGAATTCAGGATATTCCAGCCTATGCGAATATTTGATAAGTGGAAGTTTGCCGACATTTACGTTCCCAGCAAGAACACGGTCATAATAGTCACCACTTATCCACATCCCGTTGGATGGCTTACTGAAAGGGCAAGATTCTTTAAAGACCGATGCAATGTATATGAGCTTGACGGTGATGAAACGACAGATTATTTATCAGAGTTGATTGATAAGCTAAAATAGAGATAAGGAGGTAATTCCTCCCACCAACCAAAATCCCCCTTTGATATGAAAAAGAAAATCAATTCAAAACACATCTTTGACAATCTGAATGATGCGTTCAAGTTCACCAATACCATTGAATCAGCAGGATTCAAGTGCGATGAATACACAGATGACGGCGGAGTTGTGTTCGTCAACGCCGACGGCTACACATTGTATGTCGCCGTTCAACAGAAAATACGTTATTAACTACCACACAAAATCACTACATTATTATGAAAGAAATTGAAGAGTATTGGAAGCTCAAAGAGCAGATACACCAAAAGAAAGTAGCCGCCATGTATCAAATCCAAAGGAAGATGAATCTTTACGGATTTGATACACTACCTTATGAGATAAATACGGCGATTTACCCCGAATTAAATAGAGAGAAAATGGTGATTACGGTATTTTTTTCCAAAGATGAAAAGAAGCTTGATAAATTGGCCGAAAAAATATTCAAGAGTTTGACGGACAAACAATAATAAACCACTACAACATGGGCAAGGAAGTAACCCCCGACGATTCAAGCGACCTCAAAAGCAGCATGGATGTATTGAAGCAGCTGGAAGCCAAACGCAACACAAAGATAAGGCAAGCCGTCAGCGCATTGGCAAAGGCCATATACGGAGTCCACTTGGACGGCATGGATGTTTCCATCAAACACAATCGCAAAGGATTCACGGTGGAGATAGCGACCGACCTTGACAGCGGCATAGAACGCCTCAGGGAAAATTTGAAAGTATTGATGTTTAACTATTTTGACAATAAATAAAACAATGGCAACGTATGCGTATCTAAGGTATTCAACAAATTTGCAAGACGAGGCACAACAGTTGAATACGATAACAAACTACCTCAAGCAAAAAGGCATGACACTCGATAGAACTTATATGGATGAGGGCATATCGGGCGGTATAAGCTATACAAAACGTAATCTCTATGACTTATGCAAGGCTATCAAGCAAGGCGATACCGTGGTCGTGAGCGAAGTTAGCCGATTGACACGTTCAGGAATATCGGAGCTTTCGGAAATCATAGAGAAGCATTTCAAGACCAATAAACTTAGGCTTATTATATGTAATGTGGGCCTTGACATTGACTGCTCTGACATAAATCCCATGACGGAGCTACAGCTTGCAATGCTTGCCACTTTTGCCAAAATAGAGCGTAATTTGATTAAAGAGCGCACCAAATCTGCTCTTGATGTGCGTAAGCAAAAACTCGCCAACGGTGAAACTCTAATCAGCAAGGCTGGAAGAGCATACACCAAGTTAGGCCGACAGGACGACAATGCAGGCACCGCGTGGGACAAGGCATTGAACAACTCCATCGAAACCAATAAGAAAAAAGCGCAGGACAACGAGAACAACATACGCTTCGCCCGATGGCTCGGCGTGTGGGAATCCAAGAACGGCGTCGTTGACCGACATACCGACCTCGCCCCAATTCTCGCCGAGGTCAGCGCTTTGGGCCTAAAGACATCATCCGGCATGGAGTTCAAAAAAGAATCCCTAAGACAGATGATATATCGAACCCACGAAAGAAAATTGCAAACAATCAACGCATAATGCTTGCATATATGAATACTATTCGCTAACTTTGCAACATAATCATTAACCATTAATAACCACTACAAATGGAAACAACAACCACTACTACCAAGGTCTGCTCCAAGTGCGGACAGGAACTTCCCTTAACCAGCTTCTACACCAAAAAAGGAACTAAGGACGGCTTGCAATATTGGTGCAAGGAATGTCAGGGTAAGATGTCTAAGAAGTATTACAAGGCCAAAACTATCACCCCCCCCCATTCTGAGTTGTCGAATCCCGAACTCGCAAGCCTACAGCCACGTGAAATCATTGCACAAATTAAGACTTTAATAAAGGAGCTTCGCGCCCGTGGATATACCTACGAGGAAGGCAAGCTGTCATATACTCAAACAATCAAACTTTAATGAAATGAAAGAGGAATTAATCGTCACCAAAATGTCACGCCTCATCGCCGATGAGATAAAGGCCCAAATGGAAGCCCAAGGCATCACCGCCACCAAGCTTGAACGTATGCTGGAGGATAAGTGTAATAAATACACCATTCGTAGAATCCGCAAGGGTTCGTCCGGCTGCATACTGCGCTCATACGAACAAGTGCTTGATGCTTTGGGCCTGCGCATAGGAATCATACACAATTCACATAAGGACATCATAGACTAAATGGCCATGCTGACCAACGAACAAATCACCGCCCTCGCCCGCGAGTTTGCGGAGGAAATGTGCGCCCACATGGAGGACGACTTCATTAAAGACGAAGCCATTAGAGATAACGAGTTGACCTTTAAGATGGCAGTCAATCACCTCTCACAACGCTACTGCCTCGTCGAGAAAAGCAAAGCCACTGAACTATGCCGTCTGGCTTTGGAACACAGCGACAGCGTAGACTACGGACTGATAGACGGTCTTAGCGATATTGTGTGGGAACTCTTTCCCGACATAGCAAAGGAGGTGGAGGGATGATTATGCAGAATGAGATTGAAAAGGCGGCAGACGAATATGTCTATGAGCGTCTTAAAATAAGACATTATGCCAAAAGAGAAGAAGATGCCACTATGCGCGACTTCGATAAGACAGTGAAAGCATGGGATTCCTACGACATGATGCAAGCCTTTGAATCTGGAACTAATCTCTTCCTCGGCAAACAGAAGGACGCCGATACCGTGATTCAAGGATGGGTGGCACGAGACCAAGACGGCTATATCTCCCTATTCAAAGACAAACCCACAAGGGACACGTGCGACAAAGACGATATTCTCTATGGCTTTTGGGATGAAGCTAACGGACACCATATCGAATTGCCAACCGACTCTTCCCCTCCGTGACGTGGGAAGGCGAGCCTAAGAAAGTTAAAATTGAGATAACACCTATTGACTAATGAAAAGGATAAAAATAGCATTTGACTGCATTGTTACAGACAAAACCGCTCAGGAGCTAATGGATGCCCCTGAGATATGCGTCCAAGATAATATCATGGACGCATTGGAGATAAATGATACCTGTGAATGTGCTTTGGATTTAAGGATTGAGGAGATTTGGGAATGAAATTGTATAAATTCTTAAAATACTTCGACCTGTGCCTCATGGGTATGTGCGGTGGGTTAACGTTGGTGACCGTTATTAAACAAAATTACGGGTACGCTCTTTGGTTCACCGTCTTATGTGCGGCCTACTATTGGTGTTATAATATAAGTTCAAAACAATTAAAAAAAGATAAATGAATATCTTCATGTTAATAATCATTGTCGTTGTAATCTTTATAGCTTTATTAGGTATTATACTTGCGGTGCGTAATTATAGAGTATATTGTTTCCGCTGTGAGATTATAGGTATGAGGCATTATTGTAGCGACCCTTATAAAAGTAGACGAATATATTTAAAGTATAGCTACGAAGATATGCTATATTCATTCAAGCCACTCAAACTTGAATCGTGGTTTACTGAAGAAGAAATTAAAATACTTAAAGGAAATGAGAATTTACGTTAGTATTCCCATATCGGGCCACGACCTCGCCACACAACGCGCCAAAGCCGCCGAGGTAGCTGGGATGATAAAATCCCTCGGCCATGAACCGGTCAACCCGTTCGACACGCCGGAAGCACCGCCCGAAATGAGCGATAAAGAAAAATACGCCTACTACATGGGATGTGATATAGAGCGGTTGCTCCTGTGCGACGCCATATTCATGTGCGAGGGCTGGAAGGACAGCAAAGGGTGTCGCACGGAGTTGGCGGTCGCCGAGCGAAACCTCATACAGGTGTTCGACTCTTTCGGCACCCTCAAATTAATCAACGGATTCTTTGCTTTTACGCAAAAAAATAACTAACTTTACAAAGCCGACCACTACCGGCATTAACGACTAAAAGTCCGTGTATCGTAGTGGGTATGCGGACTGTTTTTATACATCATGCTAAACAAAAAAGTAATTATTCGTGGTGACCGTTCTGGCGTGTTCTTTGGCACCCTTGCCGAAAAGAATGGTCAAGAAGTCAAATTAACCAATTGTCGCCGACTGTGGTATTGGAGCGGCGCTGCATCACTCTCGCAGCTTGCCGTGGACGGTGTTGCTAATCCTGACGGATGTAAGTTTACAGTGTCGGTTGACGAGATTGTCATTCTTGACGCAATCGAAATCATTCCCTGCACCGTTAAGGCCGTAAAATCAATAACGTCAACACGCGAATGGAGAATTTAGAAAACAAGATAAGGAACTTCTTATCTATAGGCTCCGGCTCCGGCTCCGGCGACGGCTCCGGCTCCGGCGACGGCGACGGCGACGGCGACGGCTCCGGCTCCGGCGACGGCTACGGCTACGGCTACGGCTACGGCTCCGGCGACGGCTACGGCTACGGCGACGGCACCGGCTCCGGCGACGGCTACGGCTCCGGCTACGGCTACGGCTCCGGCGACGGCTCCGGCTCCGGCATGTTGAAAGAATGGATGGGGCAACATGTCTATTCGATAGATGGTGTTGCGACATTGATTGATTCAGTCCACGGCAACTATGCTAAAGGTCGCATATTAAAAAAAGACCTCACTACTGAATCGTGTTTCATCGCTAAGGTTGAGGGCAGATACTTCGCCCACGGCGAAACATTGCGTGAGGCGATGGCTGATGCGATGAACAAGGCGTTTGAAGATTTGCCTGAAGGCGAGCGTATAGATAAGTTTGTGGCAGAATATCCCGATAAGAATATAGTCGCCAAGAATACGGATTTATTCGCTTGGCACAACCGATTGACAGGTTCGTGCGAGATGGGACGCCGTGCATTCGCTAAAGAACACGACATTGATGTTGAGAACGGTTTAATGACCGTTGAAGAATTCATAAAGCTAACCATTGATTCTTATGGCGGCGAAACTATTGTGAAACTAAAAGAAAGATATGAGTAGATTTGCATATTGTCTGACTTTTCGTTATCTTTGCTTATAAATTCTAAGCCGACTGTCAGCGGCAATTCAAAAATTATTAGGATAATCCCTATCATTGCGACTGACAGCGCATGGTAGGGGTTGTCTGTTTTTATTGCAAGAATGACAAGAGAAGAACGAAAGTGTTTCCTTCAATCACTTAACAACAAGCGTCGTGGCCAACCAAATATGAGCCAACGTACAGGCGTTTGCGAGTGGGGAATAACCGATGTCAATATCCCCGTGTATTCAAATTCAAACAGCGCGAATATCCGTCCATATCGGGTGTGGCGCGGAATGATTAATCGGTGTTATGATACTAAAACACAGAAGCGCAATCCAATGTATATTGGATGTGTTATAGATGAAAGATGGCGACATTTCTCTTCGTTCTTCGAGTGGTATAATCAAAACTATCAGGATGTATACGATTTAGATAAAGATATACTCATTAAAGGCAATAAAGTATATGGTCCCGATACTTGCTGCTTTGTGCCTCACCTCATAAATTCTATATTTACCAAATCAAAATCAGCAAGAGGTTTATACCCAATTGGTGTTTGTAGACGCGGTAATAGGTATCAAGCAAGGATGCTAATGTATGACAAATCCATAAATTTGGGGAGCTTTAGCACTCCCAGCGAAGCCTTTCAAGCCTACAAAACAGCGAAAGAAGCGTATATCAAGGAGGTCGCAACCTCTTACTACAACGAGGGCAAGATAACCGAAAAGGTCTATCGCGCTCTTATGAACTACCAAGTAGAAATAACCGATTAATAAATCATAAATTATGGCAGAGCAAGATTTAGTATTAGCCCAACCCAACAGAGAGGTTGGCCTGAGCGTGTTTAAGGACTTAGAGAGCTTTGAACTCGCAACAAGAATGGCGAAATGCCTGAATTCAAGCTCAATCGTCCCAGATACATACCGAGGCCCGCAAAACCTCGGCTCGTGTATGATTGCGCTGGATATGTCCGCAAGACTCGGTCTAAGCCCAATCCAAGTGATGCAGTCACTTTACTTAGTGAAGGGAAAGCCCTCATTCTCAGGACAGTTCGTTATTGCCCTCGTTAACGCCAGCGGTTTGTACAAGACCAGAATCCAATATGAGGAAGTCGGTAAAGCTGGCACCGACAACTACGGGCTTCGTGCATGGGCTATTGACCATGAAGGAAATAAAATATACGGCCCAGCTGTCACTATAAAGATGGCTAAGGATGAGAATTGGTGGTCAACCAATAAGAAATGGCAGAATATGACGGAGCTTATGTTGCGTTATCGAAGTGGCACCCTGTTCCAGCGTACAAATTGCCCTGAACTCACATTTGGCGTGCCTACCACCGAGGAAGTTGAGGACATGGGCGTTAAAGTCGTTGACATCCCGGCCCACGAGGTTCAGGAAGTGGACATCGACAAAGTGCCTGAGAGCATCATCAAGGGCGACAACACCATCGAAGTGAAAGCCACATTGACGAGCGAACCGATAAAGGAAGAGCCCAAGAAACCCCAACCCGAAGAGCAAGACTTTTAAATATGGATATGATTCAGGTAAAGGACATGGTAACGCTGCGTCAAGTATCTGCGGAGCTTGTCACACGGACAATCGGAGCAATCAGCGGATTTAACAGCCCCGCCGCCTACGACATCAACAATCACCTCGCTATCGCCAAGGCCATAGAGAAGTATATCAAGGGTGACGCTTCACTCCCCGAGATAGACAATCCTACCGAGCCGTGGAAGGAGATTATGGAGAAGATGCAGAGCAACTTCACGAAGTCCGCAGAGCCCAAGACACCAAACTTTGAAGTAAAACAGTAACCAACTTAAATCGGGGCGTGGAAATTGAGTACACGCCCCGTTTATAAGACTTCAGTTATGACAATGAACAGCATAGAGCAATACCCTTTGGCGCAGCTAAAGGGCGCATACGAGGAGATATGCGAGGAATACCGCCGCCGCATCAACGAGCAATGGGACTTGGACATCAAAGATTCTTGGTGGATTCCCTCTGACCGTATAGGTATGACTCTTGCATTGTGCGACCTTGAATACTCTCTTGGCATGGAGGACGTAAGGCTTATGGTAGATTTGAATGTAAGTTACGAGGACTTCAACGAGTGGTGGAATCATTGTCTCGGTGATACCAAATATCATATCAACGCATTTAGCTGGTTCGTGAATGGAGCGAGACCTAAAGACTTGAACAATGACCTCTATCCGCAAGACAAAGAAAGCGTTGAAGCGTGAGATACGACGCATTGAATCTCAAACGGATTATTCGTATCTTGGCGTGAACGACAATCCCTTGCAAGAGTGCGCAACCGCATACACTAACGCATGGATTGTCGCTTTTAAGGAATCCGAATTAGTTTTTTTGATTGTGCGATGTCGCGTAAAGTCTTTTCATACAAAGATGATGCGTAAATTAAAGGCCATGCCCGAAAGTCCAAAGAAAGAACAAACAGCAAAACAGACAATATGAAAATAGACATTACATTTGAACAAGCGTTGGCGAAAGCGTCACCATCCCTACGCGAGAAAATGATTAAGACCGTGGGGTTGCTTCGTAAGGCTGAAAAGTTAGCATTGAAATACGATGCTGATAACGGCTATTGGCTTGCGTTCTCTTGCGGCAAAGACAGCCAATGCTTATATCACATGACACAACTTGCATGCGTTAAGTTTAAGGCCCATTTCTCGCCAACATCATGCGACCCGCCGCAAGCGATAAGATTCTGTAAAACCAAATATCCCGAAGTGGAAATCATTCCGCCTAAGACGTCTATCTATAAAGCCGCAGTAGAGATGGCCTGTTTGCCTATGATGCGTGTAAGATACTGTTGTGCATTGTTCAAAGAGGGCCACGGTTCGGGGCGCGTAACCCTTACAGGTGTGCGTAAATCTGAATCTATCAAGCGTTCAAAACGACACGAGGTGGAAGTGTCTAACCACAAATTCAGTGGTGATTTAGACGATTTTACGGCGTATTCTGAAAAGCGCATAAAGAAAATCCTTAAACACGTCAATCAAGACCAATTCGGCGAAGCCAAGGAAACCGAAATAAGGTGCATATCGGGCAAGGACAAGATTATAGTCAATCCTATAATCGACTGGACCGAATCGGATGTGTGGGAGTTCTTGAATAATGTCGTTGAAGTTCCCCATTGCGAGTTGTATGACCCTCCGTATAATAAGAAACGAATCGGATGTATTCTTTGCCCGATGTCCTCTTACAAAAACAAGCTGCAAGATTGTGAAGACTATCCGCATATAAAAGCTAAATGGCTGAAAGTCATTAAATTAATTCGGGGGGGGCGAATCAGGCTCGAAGGAGTATGGGGCCTCAACATACCTACAACGTATGGGGGGGGGGGTTTCCCGAATGGGCTTCCCAATACACGCGAAATCAGACGGAGCGGAATCGCATGAACAAAAGAATGGAGAGAATTATCCCTTTTGCGATAGCCCCGACATGGGGCTGACCGACGAAGAAAAAGAGGACTATATATGTGAAAAGATTTTTCAATGGTGGATAAGTGGCAAATCTTACGACAAGTGGTTTGCAGAAGAATTTCTACAACAAAAACTAAATTTTGACGAATGACACAAGAACAGTACGAAAGAGCGGAGTTAATAGCTCGCAAACTTCGCAATATGAACTTAGCGCTTGACGCTATGAAATCCCAATAGGACGTTACTCTGACTATTGATTTGTACAGACATGAATATGATGTGTTCCCACAAAAAGTTGTTCTGTGTGACGATGGCGTGAATAATCTCATAAGAGAATATTTAACCAACCGTATCACCGAACTTGAAAAGGAATTTAAATGGCTATGACAAGAGACTATGTGAAAAATTGCGACGGGCGATAAGCAATTTCTTTTGACTAACTTAAAATCAAAGAGAATGGCTACATTAATTCACGATAACATAATCCCGATGGTGGCGGAAGTCTACGGAGTGACTGTGGAGGACATACTCGGCAAGACACGGAAACAGCCTATAGCCGAGGCAAGACAGATGGCGATGTATATCTATCGTTCTCACGCTCAATTTAAGTTCGATGCCATTGCGAATATTTTTGGACGTAAGCATCCAACCGTTATAAGTGGGGTGCAATCAGCGTTAGCGTTAATCGACGTGGATAATACGACTAAACAGAAATACAATCAAATTCTCGTCAAACTATGCCCCAATCTCAATTGACCGTATTGGCTTCGGGCAGTCAAGGCAACGGATATGTAATCAAATCAGACAATGAAGTGCTGATACTTGAAGCTGGCGTTCCGTTCAAGGAGTGTTCCAAATCACTCACCCACGACATCAGCCAAGTTAAGGCGGTGATATGCTCCCACGGGCATAAAGACCATTCAGCTTACATCAAACAATACCAACAGCACGGCTTGACCGTATATTCCAACGCAGATGTCGCAAGCGACTTCGACGGAGTGATTGCGCTGGAGCCAATGAAAAAGTATCACCTCGGCGGCTTTACGGTGACACCGCTTAGAGTACCGCACGGTGACTGCCCCAATTACGCCTATCATATCACACTACCCGACGGTCAGACATTGCTGTTCGCGACTGATTTGGAATACTTCGGCTATGGGTTCAAGGGCATTAATCACCTCGCCATTGAATGTAATTATTCCGATGACATCCGCATTGACGCGATGCTCAACGGAGCGGAGCTGAGAAGCCAAAGTCGCAACCATCTGAGCTTGGACAAGTGCGTGGAGGTCATAAAACGCCTCAAATCGCCGTCTTTGTCCTCGGTGGTATTGTTGCACCTATCACAGGGATTAGGTGACGCAGAGGGCTTTAAAAAGCGCATTTTCGACGAGTGCGGAATACGGGCCGAAGTGGCGGACAAAGGGACTGTGCATGTTTTGAATAAAGACGAGTTTTAGCTTGCGTGTTTCAAGGATTATTGCTATCTTTGTGATGCGAATTAGTATGAATCAGTTTTATGAAATAAAAAGTCCGAGAAAGTGTTGGGTAGCGGAAACGCCCCAAGGTTGCATACTAACCTCGCAGCACTTCGCTCGGATTTTTTTAACTATGAATGAAATTCAAGTTTTTAATTACAACGGTAGCGGAATCGCGTTTAGCACCGACAAGTGTGTAATGGTGTCAGCTACCGCAATGGCGAAACCTTTTGGTAAATCCCCGACTGATTGGCTTAAAACTCGCAGTGCCAAACAGTTTGTCAAAGAATTGGGCGAGTTGAAGAATATCAACTCGGTTGATTTAGTGAAAGTTACATACGGTGACAACGGCGGCACATGGATGCACGAAGATGTCGCGTTGGAGTTCGCACGTTGGTTGGCCCCCAAGTTTGCCATTTGGTGCAACGACCGAATAAAAGAATTGCTAACATATAGCAAAACTAATATGCCCGCTATCCCGCAGACTTTCGCTGAAGCGTTGCAGCTCGCCGCCGACCAAGCCAAGCAGATTGAACAACAGCAAGCACTCCTATTGGCACAAGGCGAGGCAATAGCCGAAAAGGACAAGGCTATATCGGAACTGCACGAAAAGACTTCTTACCTTGATAAAATCCTGCAAAGCAAAGAAACTATCACCACGACTCAAATAGCTCAAGACTATGGAATGTCGGCGAAGAAATTCAATGTTGAGCTTCGCAACATGAAGATTCAACGCAAAGTGGGCGGTCAGTGGATTCTTTACTCTCCCTACAACACTATGGGTTATGTCCATTCCGAAACTTTTATCCCAGAAAGCTCCACCACAAGGAAAGTTGTTACCCTTTCTAAATGGACTCAAAAAGGGAGGCTGTTTTTGTATGAGGAGATGAAGAAACGCGACATCCTGCCGTTGATTGAACGCAGATAGTTTTTGAACTTAAAGATATTTTTGTAACTTTGCATAAGCGTTGTGAAACGCGCTATCGATTCATGATTTTAAAGTTAAAATGGTTAATTGGGGGCGGGGGGTGAAACTCCCCGCCTAATTCTGCCTCGTAGTATAACGGCTATTACATCAGTTTTTGGCACTGAATATGGTGTTTCGACTACACCCGAGGCAACTAAGGGATATGCAAGAGAGCAGTCCTGCGGCGTGAGGCGCTAATGATACCATATTTATCTTATTTTTTCGCGGATGCAATGCAAGCACATCCGCACATGGTTGAGTAGAAAAGTGGTAATTCAACGGTCTGCAAAACCGTCATCGGCGGTTCGATTCCGCCCTCAACCTCTAATATTTTTGACTTCAATGCCCGTAAGATTTAAAAGAAAGAAAGGGAACAAGTACAACGCATCCAAAGCGTCCGCCGACGGCATGGAGTTTGACTCCACCAAGGAACGTGACAGGTATTTGTTCCTTAAACAAGCCGAAAAAAACGGAATTATTTCCAATTTGGAGTTGCAGCCCAAATACATCATCTTGCCCGCTATCACCGACGAACGTGTGAAGCGCCTTAAAACAAAGGACAAAGTGGAATCATACACGGTTCAACAGCCGGTGAGATACACTGGTGATTTCCGTTATGTGAAAGATGGGCTAATCGTGGTGGAGGACGTGAAAGGCTCCAAGTTCACTATGAGCCGTGATTTGCCCTTGCGGGTAAAGATGCTCCGCTATTTCCACGGCATACAAGTAAAGTTGGTGTTCAACCCTAATGAACCGATATGAAAAAGAAAAATCAAAAAACACCCGTGCCCTGCCTCGGATTCAGGTTCACCGAAAAAGAGGAACTGTTGATTGACTTGCACATACTGAATTCTATAAAGTTTATGCGCAAATACGGTAAGGGAATCCAGCCTTTGCGCGAAGGCCATCCAATTTCTCGCCGTTAAGTTTGCATAACTCAATGCAATACATTAATTTTGTGTTACAGTATCAATTTTTTACATTATGGCAACGACAACAACTGAAAAAGTAAAGTTCGGGACAGTGGAAAGCGCCACAGTTCCCGCCGACAACTCATTGGACTCATCTCGTGAATACAACATCCGTGAATCGGTTTCAATCCGAGGCAACAGCGTTGAATCATTGAACAGCGGCATCGTGGAACCTCTAAGCGGAGGCAGCTCATTGGCGCTGTTCAATCAATACATGGGTTCGGGACTAAACATTACGTTCATGAACGACGTTGAAACTTCCGCTCAGTGCTCAATCCTAAACGCCGTCAACGAGCATATCAAGGCCGTCAAGGACAAGATTGCGTCGAACGCAAGTCAGGCAATTAACGCATAAAACCTCCCAAATGACATACGATACGTTAGTTTTATCCAACAACCTGTTGTCCAACATACCCGTTGTGTTGGGGTCAAAGCAAATGGACAGCGACCTGTACACGACTATAACCCTTTTACAGGTTTCGTACCAAAGGGAGATAACCAAGTTGGACGAGTTCATGCAGGATGTTGTGAAAAAGCTCAAAAAGGAGGGATTCGACGACCGAGCCGCAAAGCAGAAGAAGCGTGAGGACATCGAGCGTCGCATCGCCGAGCATGATAATTGGCAGGAGGGACAAAAGGACGCCGAGGGCAACGAAATCCCGCGACCTGCAATGCCGAGTGACGAGGAAATCAACGATGCAAAAGAAATTGAGAAAGACAAGGATGCATACGACAAGGAACTTGACGAGCTCAATAAAGCCTACCAAAAGGCTTATATGGAGAAGATGGGACAGGAGGCTCCAAAGCTACCCAAGCTGTCACGCGACCAATATGTCAACCTTGTTTCTTTCGTCGGACTCGCTGGCGACATCGAATACAAAGGAATTGGCATGGAAAAGCCGACAAAACTTGAAAGTCGACATTTCCTGACCATGATTGCATTCAACGTTGTAGAATCTTAGCCTGCGTATATGATTCATGACATAATCTCAACTTTCTGCGTCGCACGAGGTGTTAGTGCGGACGATGTTACTCATGAATCTACTTTTAGGGACATCTGCATCACCAGATACATGATTTACGCCTATCTCCACAACAACATGAACGTGTCGGCATCCGACATCGGGAAAGTGTTCGGAAGGACGCGCATAAATGTCCTGCGGGGAATAAGGGTGTTGAAAGGGTGGATGCGATACCACACTGAAATCAAGGAAGAGTATCATTCCATAATAAAAACGATTGAGGGAGCCGATTAAGCTCCCTCTTTTTTGTATATGGATGGGTAGAAAAAGGAATCATCCAACTTTCACTATGTATGACCCAGCACCGCCGTTGCGGTTGACAATCACCCGGCCCAATTTTTCGTCAATGCTTGCCACGAGATTCCTTATGGCCTTTACCTCGGTGAGCATCGGATTGTCCTCACTTGTCCCGTATTGCGACTTTATGGCTTCAAGCATATTCGTGAGTATGTTGTTCTGCTCAAACACCGCGAAACGCATTGAATTGAGGTACGCTTCAATGGCTGCCGCCTGTGGCTCGGTAATGTTTTGTATGCCTTTTTGCAGGTCGGACAGCAACAACTCGCCTGTGCCGCCCTTGATTCCAAGAGCGTCAAAGAACGCCTTTAAGTCCTCATTCCAATCGCCAAGCTCGGATTTTAGGTTCTCGCCTATATTGGCGAACACCTGAGCCAATGGAAGCCCGGTCACACCGCTGTCAATGGCTGCGTTTATTTGGTCGATATATTTTGACATACGCTTTGAAACAACCGCTGAAGCTGCTTGCTTCATGACCAAATTCTTGAAGAAGTCATCCCAATGCTCTTGTAGCCCTGTCAATCCGTCGCCGGTTTCCTCGTATGCGTCCAACCATGCTGAAACAAAGTTCCCGGCTTCGTCCAAGTAGTCGGACTGTCCGATGGAACCCATCTCTCGGTATCTGTCCTCCCTTATTTGCTTTTCGGTTTCATTGAGTTGTTCAAGCGCATCCTCGTATTCCTTGATTCTGTCCTTGTCGGCTTTTTTCTTGGACTTCTCCAATGCCAACTGTTCCTGAATGGCCTTGCGTTGCTCTTCCAAGTTGCGCATGGATTGGTCATAGGCCATGTTGTAATCGTCGTAAGTATAGGCTTCCTCGATTGCCTTTCCCAGCTTCTCATACGCTTTCTGTAGGTTTTCCACCTTATCCTGCAAACGCTGTATCTGACGTTCCTTCTTTTTGTCGCCGATTTGGAATATGGAGCCTATCGTTCCTGCTAATCCTTTTACAGCCTGCATGTAGCCACCAATATCGGCTGGATTTACTATCGCTCTGCCGATACCCGAAGCCATGTCGCCCATTCCGTTAAGTATCTCTTGCACTGATGCAATCGTATCTGCCGTACCCGCTGACATATTGCCAAATACATTCTCCATTGAAGCCGCCACATCGCCTATCGTGGACGAAAGCTCTTTGGCATAGTTTACTATCGTCTGCAATGCCGTGCCGGTACCCTTAAATTGCGCTTTAAGCGTTTCTAAATGGGCATTGCTCGTTGCAACTGAGGTTTCAAGCTCTGCAACTTGTTGGCCTTGCGCCTTGAGTATGCCTTTATGCAATGACAGCTCCATTTTTAAATTGTCTATCAGTTTGTCATGCTCGGCTTTCCCTTCCTTTGTCACATCTGTTCGTGCCTCTTCTATGCTAAGTTGGTCGGATAGCAGCGCAACTTGTTTTTGAGTATCTGCTTGCATACCCTTGGCGGCCCCAAGTTTGGCGGAGTTCTCAAGATAGTCCTTTTCTATACGTGAATACTCACGCATATTCTTTATTACATCGCCAATATTGTCCTTCAATGCTTTGAATGGATTGCGTTCAGCTTGCTCAGTTTCAAGTTTCTCCAATTGCTTGACAATTGCACGCACTTGGTCGGCCGGGAATTCTTTTAGCGATTCCTTTAGGCTTCGTAGCTTATTTAGCACATAGTTTATAGATTGAGTGGAAGCCCTTTCTACATCCTCAAACAAGGATATGTAAATGTCCGAGCCTTGAAAGTCTTTCCATGCTTGTTGACTCAGCTTTTTTCTCTCTTCATCCTTTGCACGAGTTATGGCCATTACCTTTGTTTCGTCGTCAAGAGTTCCATCTTGGCGTATCTTACTTATCTCCTGAGCCGTTTCCATTTCTATGCGCACTCTCTCCGACATGGCCTGAAGCATGTATTTGTTGTGGTTTTTCAACCTCTCTACCGCTTCCTTGTTCTCCATGTCGGCTATCTTGCGCAAAGCGTCCTCATAGGTCTTGACCCTCTCTTCCTGACCGTTTGTGGCTTTTGTCACAGTCAGCTTGTCCTCCAAGTCTTTGCGTATCTCGCCCAATGTCATGGGCTTGCCGCCGACCAAGTAAGTCAAGTCGACATTCAATCCGAGATTGCCAAGCGTCTTTGTCAACTCGTAGTTGTCGAACGCTTTTTGTATGTCGTCTTTCGCCTGCTGTATCTGCTGCTCCTTGACCTTGATTTCAAGTTCGGCCTCCAATACGCCGACAGCTTCAAGTATCTTTTTCTTGGCTTTGCCCCCGGCTTTCTCCGCAAGAGCTTCAAGACGCTTAATGGTCGCCTCGGCGTCAAATGTCCCCCATGTGGATATGTCGGCCCATTCCGTTTTCTTGAAAGCCTCAGCTACCGATGGTGCAAAAGATTCCAATACCTTTTTCTTGGCTTCCTCGGCACTGTAGTATTTCAGCAGCTTCTCATACTCCTTGTTTACTTTCTGCATGAGGTTCAGGCGGGGAGTCCAAATGTCCTGCTGACCGCTCTTTTTTTCCTTGTCCTCGTAGAAACCAAGAGCCCTTGAAAGTTTATCCCACCATTCAGCTTCCTTTTTAAGCTGTTCTTCAGTTGACCCGTTACCGAATTTACCTTCGGCTTCTGCCTGAGCTTCAGCGGCAGTTCTACCAAGAAGCATCAACTGTGTTCGAGATTCTTGTATTTTTCTAATATTGTCAGTGGCGGCTTCTGAAAGTTTATGAGCATCAGTGGCGGCGGATGTATAGTTTGTATTTGCTGATATTTTTAATTTATCCAACATGGTTAATTGCATTCCATTGACTTTTGCGGAAGTTTTGGCGATGTCTATTATATCCATTTGCAAATCTCCCAACCCAATATTATGTAATTCTCGTGCGGTACGTCGTGCCCATGCTTGAATATTATTTCCATCGGTGGTTTCTTTTATGTTTTGTATAAACCCGCCCAAAACACGTTGTTGGACATCATTAAACAATAATAGTGCATCAGTGTTGTTTTGAGTAGCATCCCTAATGCTGTCCCAACTGATTCTTGTTTCGTTTAACGACCCTAAATAATTATTTAGCGCTATCCTCGCAGCACCTAACTCTCGTATAGATTCTGCCCCTAAATCTGTTAGATGCCCACTTTCATCTTTCAAATTCCCGCTTTGAACAAGAGAAGCGTAGGTATTTAGGGTATCGTAAAAATCTTTTACCGCTTTTTTACGTACCTCATATTTTGCTATAATGGCTTTGGTTTGGAGCGAAAATCCCTCAGCAAATTGAGCGTCAAATTCTTGTTGTGATTCAACGCCCTTTTCATGAATATCTCTTATGTCATCATAAAAATCCGCATAAGTGCCTGTATATTCGCCAAAAAGGGCTCTAAAACCTCTTGTGTTAAAATTATCTTCCAAATCAAATCCGCTCGTTTGTTTAAATAATTCCTTAAAACGAATCCAAGCATCATTCACATCTGTAGTGCCCTTATCAATTTCATCCTTCAATTCAAGCATGGACTTGCCAATAAGCCCCTTTAAAGTTCCAGTGGGTAAATCCTCCAATGATGGTTGTCCGCTTTTCAGATAAGCAGCCATATCTTTAGCGTGGCCTATCAAAGTATTCCATGCCTGCTCTTGGTCATTTTTTATCGCGTCTTCAGCCTTATTTTTTGCAGCTTCAGTATAATATTCCTTTATTGCGTTGGTAGCCTCATTGTAATTGTCAGATATTTTCTTTATGTTTTCTATTTCAAGCATTTCTGACGGTAATATATCCTTATATATTCGATTCAAGGATTCCATCGCTTCATTTCGTTCTTTGTATGACTTGTTCCCATCTTTAATGGTATCTGCTAATTCCTTAAAACGATAAATTGAGTCATACATATCAGTCATTGATTCTCCTGCAATGCGGTCAAGCTCTTCACTCAAAGCCGATGTGCTCGAAGTCAAATCCACTATTGCTGAAATCGCTAATCCTAAACCCGCAATAATAGTTCCCCATCCTGTGAAATTCAATGACATAAGAGCTGCTTTAAGACCACCAGCTGCAATGATGGTTTGCTTTATCGTAGTGAGATACGCTTTCATTCCAGCTATCAATGTTGAAGTCCATTTGCTTATGACTAATGATTTTGTTATGAGATAAAAACCGCCTAACACGCCACCCGCTGTCTTAATGCTCGTTGCAAGTATTCTCCAATTATTTATAAGCGCACGAATGGTAGTAAGTATAGCGGAAATCTCATCTTGATGACTCTTGCCGATTTCATTGAACATGATGCTCATTGCATCCTGAATACGCTGCAACTGACCCCACAACGTTTCAGATTGCTTCTTCTGCATGTCGTAGAACAAACCGCCAGCGGATGTCACGCGCTTGAATACTTCCTCGACATCCTCAAAACGCACCATGCGCTTGGTAATCATGTCCATCACGTCGCCGACGGAAATCATCTTGCCCTGAAGCTCCGAGAAGTAGTTCGCAAGCTCACCGGCGATGTTCAAACCCGCCTCGGTGAACTGACGGACTTCAGTATTGTGCGTTACGATATTATCCTCAATTATGAAGCGATGGTTGCCGTCAATGGAGAATCCGTAATACGTGTCCTCTTTGTCAGCTTCCACAGTTATAAAGAATGGCTCATATTTGCCAGCTATACGGCGGACTCCTTGATAACGGTATATTAAGGGACTGTTGTAGACTTCGGTGACAAATACATCTGTCACGCAATCACACAATGCGTCATAAACCGTGAGTATGTGGTGTTCGTTGCATCGAAACTCACCGCCTTTGTATTTTACACGGTACATCATCTGCTCACCCTGATAGAGCTTGCTGACATGACGAGGCTGTTCGTCGTCACCCATAAGCACGTCGCCAACTACAACATCTTCCACATTCTTGAAAGTGCCGTCGAACAACTTAACGCGAGTACCCTTACCCAAACAAGCACGGAGGTAGTTCGCTGCCTTGACCTGCCCGTAGGCGAGAATCAATCTCCCCATATCTACGCCAAGTCCAGCGGAAACATCCGCGAGCATCTTGGTCGTCCCCACGAGTTTCTCCGACTCGATACGGTACGCCGCCAACTGCTTAGTGTAGTTGGTTATCTGCATAATCGTGAACGGCGACTGCATGGCCAACTGTTGCACTTGCATGAATATTCTGTCCGCTTCGTCCTTGTTCTGCAAAATCGCCCTCAATGCGGTGCTCTGCAACTCGAACTGCGCCCTGACCTGTATCATTTTGTTTATGTAGCCGGTTATCGCCGACACGGAGAAAGTCGCCGCCAATGTCCTCGCCAACTGACCCGATATGTCGCCCACACCCTTTGCTTGTCCCTTGAACTCGCCCATCTTCTTTTTGATTTCGTCGATGCGGGTGCGGGTCTTTTCAAGCGTGGCGTTCATCTGATTCCATTCCTTTGTGTCGGGCTTAGTGGTGGCCATGACCGCTTTTAGATTCTTGTAGGCTGCTTGTAGCTCGTTCAACGACTTGGCGTTCTTGGCATAGTTTATCGCACCCGCAGGGTCGGCTATCTTTTTTGCCATTTCGTTGCGTAATTTTCCTTGTGCTTTTGCAAGCTCTGATGCGTTGGTCTGCTGCTTGCGGTTCAGCTTGTCTATCTCTTGATAGATGTCCACATACCTGTTTTTCAGCTTTGTGAGCAAGTCAAGCTCATCGGCTGATTTCTGAGGCTTGTTTTGTAGCGCTGTGATTTCGCGCATAATCTGTGCTTGCTCCTTGTACAGCTTATTGTATTGGGTCGCAGTAGCTATTTTGGACGATTCAGCCTGTTGCGCCTGTTGGACGGTGCGTATGTCACGAGCCAATTGCGCCATCATCTGCGATAGGTTCTTTACATTGTCAATGGTCTGCTGAGAAGTGCTACCTATTTTCTCTATGCCGTTGGCTATGTTCGTGAACAATGAGGGGTCGGGATTGGCGGTCTGTAATTTCGCCATTGCATCGGCTATCCTGCCGAGTCTGTTAGACCCGGTCGTGGCCGACCTATCAATAACCCCCATTGATTTCGACAACTCCTGTATGGCTGCTGACAACCCAGTGGCGTCAATCGTCGGCATCTTTATGTCGCCCAGCTTGCTCTGCGCATCCTGAACTTTCTTTATGAAGGCGTTCACTCCGCTTACCATCGTGTTATCAAAGTGTCCTTTCACCTTGGTCGCCGCGTGGCGCGAGGTCGCTTCAAGTGCCTTTATTGCCTTGTCGGCGTTCTCTATGTTATCAAGGACTTCCTTCGGAATGTCCAATACTATGCCGGTTACGTTGTCGTTTCCCATCGCTATGTGATTTTTACTTTAATTCGATATATTCGTTGTATGTTATCTTTGTGTGGGGATTGGATGAAACCACGGTCTGCTTTATGGCCTTGCAGCCCCACTTTATGAACCAAAACTTGTGCGGCACCTTATGCACGACCGTGGTCAATGTGTCACGTGAAATAATGTCCAAGTCCACGCTGTCGCGTTCCAAGACGCCTGTTATGTCCGTCCATGAATCCTGCCACGTGAACGCCTTGACGGGAACAATCACGCTGTCACGGTAGACGACGGAATCACGCACTTGCGTCACCACCTTTACCTCGGTCTTAGTCCCGGTGGTCGAGGCCGACTGCATACGCCTCAGCTTTATGTTCAACTCATCGGCGGTCTTCACCAATTGAGAGTTGGCGTTACGAAGCTCATTTACCGTGAGGCTTAATTTAAGCGCGTCTGCGGCGCTCTTCCCATGTTCGGTGGCCCAATACTCCACTTGCGACAATAAAGACGCCTGATTGGTCTTAAAACGCTCTTTCTCGCTGCGCTCCGATTGGACGGAATAGGCCAATGCGCAACACATGAGTATTAATACGGCGTTGGCGGTTAGAAGCGCTTTTTTCATAACTTTATTATTTGGCGTTTGAGATTGGACGGGTCGTAGCTGATATGTACCCACAATGGCCCAATTGCGTTTGTTTTTTCAGAAATTATTTGTGTGAATGGGAGATTGAGCTTGAGCACGAGGTCGAACAACTTCTTGTTGTCCGCACGCGAACCGACAGTCAGGTCGGCCGCCATGCCTTTAACGTGATGACTTGTGGGGCTTCCGCCCACAGCCCGATTCAGGGCGGGACAGCGATAACCGCTGTTGACGGTGATAGGGCCGCCCCAAGCCTCCCTGAGAGGGTCAAGAACATTGTCGACCAAATCAACCAAGTGACATTCAATCTCGGCGGTGGGGACGTTCACTATCCTCTTCCGTGTCGCGGTGTCGCTCTTGCAAAGTTCTTTTATCGTAAAGTATTTCATTCTTCGTTTTCTTTTTCGTCGTCGTTGAATATCGGCAGTCCGAGGTCGCTCATGAACTTCTCCGGGTCGTCGTAGCCCTTGCCTTCCTTTGGATGCTTGGCCCAATAAGCCTTTGCCTGCTTCTCCGAAAGATACTTGGTGTACGTGCCGTCGCTTGCCATAATCCTTATCATCGGTACGCTGTACCTCCAAAAGTAGTCCTCAAAGGAAAAGGACGGGTACTGCTTTATGAAGTCCATCGCCTGACCGACAATGCTTTTTGCCCCGATGATTATTGTTCTTGAATCCTCCTCAGAGTCATCGTCCTCAATTCCGTCATCTGAGCCGTTATAGTAAAAAAAAACTGCATGTCGATTTTTCGTATCACTTCCACAAGCACCGACATCCAAGTCCCTTTGTCGCTCTCCCACTCAATCTGCTCGCACAGGGCGTAGAACTCGTTGGAAAACTCCTTGGTCGCGTAGTCCTTGTATATCTTATCCTTGTCGTTCAGGACGGCATAGGCAAGACACCGTATGACAGCGGGGAGGCTGCGTGCGAATTGGTTGAACAAGTCCACCATGTTGCCTTCATGATTCTTTTGTATCTTGCACGTTTCCTCGGCAATGAGCACCTGAGTGCCCATCTTCAATGCGGTTATCTTATAGACCTTGCCGCCAATTTCAATCTGCGTCGGGGAGTCGTTCATAATCTCCGCCAATCGCGTCATCGCGTCAAGCTCGCTGATTTTTTTGTCCTCGCTCATTTCAAGTATATTTGTCCCATGATATAGGACTGGAAATTTCTATTTTCAGTCCAACTCAATTCGCCAAATCGCTCATTGCGCTGTTCTTCCGTGCCGAAAGTGACGGGAAGCTCGGCAAGGGTACCCATCCGCTCATTGATAATCACGAGAGTCCTTCCTCTGCGGTAATAATATCCCGACATACCTTGCGAAGATGTCGATGTTGACCAATATACGGTGATGTCACCCAACACCGCGGCGGGATTTTCGACCACAGCCCACACCCGCGATACATCGTTGGGGTCGGCAGTCCTTTTTGAATATTGATAGACTTTAACGACAAGATTCTCTATCGCCATAACCTCGGAAGTTTCGGGAGCATCGGGTACGGGGTTGTAGGGATAGTTCACGTCGTACTCCGTGGTCAGTTTCTTTACATTATAGTTTGCCATAGTTTTTCGTTTTAAATAAAGAGAGGGCGGCGGCTCACGCCTTTACCGCCCTGCTCCGTTTCAACCGTTGTTTACTGTTAGTTCATGCCGCTGTCTTGGTCATGACGGCCTCGTCGAACAAGCCGATGGCGGTGCGCTTGCCGTCGGCTATCTCGTAGGACTCGGCGGTTCCCGACAACGTACCGTATGCCACGTTGGTCTTCAAGGACTCGAATACGAGCTTGGGAGCAATGGCAATGCGGGGTATGTAGAGATAGCTGGTCTTGCTTCCGTAGGTGAACTTCACCTGTAGCGAGATGTAGCGGGTGGCGAATGTTTCGGGTGCAATATAACCTGTCTTGGGCGTGGTTATCGCCTCCCAACCCATCACATTGGTGAGGAAGTCGGTGTCAATTGAGGCGTTGTTCAAGTCTACCGCGTAGGAACCGGCGGTGTAGTTGTTCAGGATGGGCGAGTCCGAGGTTTCGCAGTCAATGGTGTTTTCCTCAGGGTCGTCCTGCGTAACGCTGAGCGAGTCGGCGATAACGTAGTCAAGGGAGTCACCCGTGGTGGGTGCGGTTTCCCCCGTCCATACGCCTACCAAAATCTCAAGCGCCTTGGTGTAAAGGGTCTTAGTTGCCATAAATTACTTTAATTTAAACGTTTATAATTAAGTTAAGTGCAAAAATCTATCTGATAATGAGGTTCAATGCCACAATTATGTAATGCCAATTCAAGGCACTGTCGTAATCCGACATCCTATATAATGGAGCCAACATGTAACGGTCGTCGGCGGAATTGTCTATCACTTTGTTCATGGCCTTTTCCATCTTGGAGAGCTGGGCCACGTTCTTGCGCCCATTGGCGGTGGGCTTGGCGTAGAGGAACACATTAACCGTCCCCTTGCCGTAGGCATTCAAGTCGCTTATTGCGTTGCCGCAGTCTATCAGCACCAAGTCGTTCACATCGTCCTCGATGGTGTTCGGCAAAGTGCCCGCATAGACGCTCTTGCTCACCTTGCCCTTGACTATCTTGTCAAGGTAGGTTTCTATGCTCGATATGTTCAGGTTGTCGTTAATCATAATGTGCTGTATATCCTCGCCCCTTTGAATTTGTTCGCTATGCCCTGCATGTCCCCCGCGACTTGCGAGATTATGCGGTATTTCCTCTGCGCCCCGCCAAACTCCTGTATGGTGGTGTAGAAAACGGCATTGACGCAAACGAGTATGAACCCGTTGGACTCAGGCTTGTAGTTGTCAAAGAACATCGTAACATCGTCGCGTCCAAATGTCCTGTCGTAGCCTTTTGCGGCCCATGCGTTGTGAGGCTGGTCGGCTGTGCGGTTGGGAGTGAGAAAGCCTTGTTTCTTTTTCTCTCCTTTGTAATATACGCACCATCCGTAGGCGTCCAATTGATTCTTCTTGCGGTTCTGCGTTTCCTTTGTCTGTGCGGCATTGCGGATTACCTTTTCCCCTTGCTCGGCGAGGTAGTCGACAATTTTGTTTATTTGTCGCTGTAAGAGATTAATTGACGCCATTCTCGGTAATTACTTTAATGTCAACACTCATGCCGCCTAATTGGGAAGGTCGGACAAATTCAACCTTACCCTCAATGGTCTGCCCGTAAAACTCGCCACGGAATACATGACCGCGTCTTACGCCACAGTCAAGGTATTTGTCAATTGTGCCGGTAGCATTTGGATTCTCTTGTAGCGGAAAATATATAGTGTATTCCGCAATGAATAAGTTTGATTGACGCAAGCCACTACGCTTCTGCACATCGACTACGGTTTCATAGACCAATACTTCTTGCTCAACTTGTTGGTCTAAATCAAGCGACTCGTCAACCTCATATTTAAAGAATGCCCCCGAAAATGGGAAGTCAGCCATATCAAGCGAGCTTATGTCAAATTCTTCTATCATAGCCTAATCCATCCATTGACAACCACCCACATCTTTTAGATTCTCCCAAATTTCAGCGTCGGGATTTTCATATAGCTTCATCATGAGGCTATATATGTCGTTCTTGTCCGTGATGATAGTGCCCCCGATTGTAACGCTGAAGTCACCATGACTACGAGTCTTGCTTCCCGTGTTGCTTGGTGAGGTGAACAAGACCATGAGCATGTCGGCTATGACAAGATTCCTGTCACGGCGTGATATGTCAGTCCAATCGGTTACGTTTATCAGACCACGCTCCGTAGCAATTCGCTCCACGGCTTTGAGTGGGATAGGATAGCCGATTAACGACCCTAAGTATTCTACGACATTAAAATTACTTGTCATTGCAAACGGTTGAAAGGTTATGGAGGGGAAAGGTATCTCTCCCCTCCGAATAATTCTACATAAATCTGCCTCGTGAATCCCTACGACGGCGGTATTCCATGTCGTCGTCCTCGTATTCGTCATACTCACGGTAGTTGGTGCTGCCACCGCTTCGGTTGCCTCCGCGTCCGCCGCCTTGGCCCCCACGGTAGAGGATGTCGCGTCCGCCCTCGCCGCCCCAATGGGTAGCTCGGCGCTCGTCCATCTGTTCCTCAAACTCCTTCATGGCCTTCTTGTAGCCATGTCGGCAACCCTCCTCATAAGCCTCCATGAGCTCAGGGTCGTGTTGATACTTCTCCTTGCCACGGTAGAATATGCCTGCTCCCATGTAGTCGGGTTCTGAAAATATACTCAATCTTCTCATTGTTCCTTGTTTTTAGTTTGTTTGGCGTTTCCTCCGTCGAGCTTGCTCATCAATGCCTGCATCTGTTCTATTAGCTGGCGATTCATTTCCTGCTGCTGTTGCAAACCTTTTTCAAGATTCGCAATCTTCTCTTCGTTGCGCTTTTTCTCGGCATCCTCCGGGCTTAGAACCCCTATCCACTCGTCATACTTGGGAATCATCTCCTCATGGTACTTCGTCAGCTTCAAGTGGTTCTCGCTCTGATTCTTCAAACCCCTCAGCTCGTTCAGCATGGTTTCCTTGTCCTCGGTGACAAACACCGTCTTAGCGGGATTGTCAAACACGTTCTTGTCGGTCGGAAGCCCAGACAAAGTCTGTGTGCCCGATGGAGTTTGGACTTTCAGGTCAACAACTTGTATCGTCTGCTGCTGATTGTACGGACTGTTGTATTGGGGATTCATCGGCACGGTCGTGTAGCGCAGCTTGGGCTCGTCGCTTACAGTGCCTATCTCGAAAGTGCGGTTGGCCTTGTCAAGAATGAATATCTGTGAGTTAACTCTGACGGTTGAAAACATTATTGTTAAATTTTAAGTTGATGTTATGCCCCAGCTGCGGCGGGAGTGATTGTTATTAAGAGCGAGTCGTTTATCGCCACTCCGTTTGCACGTGTGCAGTTGACAAAAGCTGGTTGTATATCTCTGCCCTGAACGGTCAGGGTGACTGCGGTAGGCAAAGCAGTCACATCCGAGAACGACAATACGAACTGCTCGTTGAAGAGGTAGGACTTGGCGGTGCATCCACATCCGGGAGTTACTATTGAAACAATAGCCTTGACTGGGATGAACAATGCGGTGCCGTTGATGCGGGCAGTGCCGACCTGATAAGTCACGGTAGCTTGGGGAAGCATCTCCGCGTTTATGCAGTAGGCATTGCACAAACGTTCTTTAATTGTCGCAGTCACACGGAGTTCGTTTGCGACTGGCGCTGCGGTCAGACCCGCAGGAGCGATATTGATAGCCATAATACTTTGAAATTAGAGCTTAAATTATTAACTTTGTAGTCGGGATAGACAGGAGTCATGACCTGTTGATAAGGAGGTTTTTCGTCAACTTTCCTCTTTCCCCTTTTATTTTTCTAAGTTGACCTAACAAAAAAATTGATATGACAAACGAAGATTTTATTAAGGAGATTTCGCTTGAAGGCGAAGAATGGCGTGACGTAGTCGGATATGAAGGTCTATATATGGTTTCGTCACATGGTCGCTGCGTTTCACTAAACCGAGTCGTAGTTACTAAAGATAAAAAAGCTTTACCTATAAAGCAACGAATCTTGTCGGCCACTTTTGACGGGCATGGATATTATATTTTCCAATTGTGGAAAAATAATACTGTCCGTAAAATCTCTGCGCACAGATTGGTAGCAATAGCTTTCATTCCTAATCCATGCAAATATCCAGAGATTGACCATATTGACAATGTCCATACAAACAACCATGTTGATAATTTACGATGGTGTACGAGTTCAATGAACAAAATGAACCCTATAACTCGCAAAAACCACTCTATTGCTATGAAGGGACGACCCAACACTGCAATAATGAAAACTGTCGTGAGAATAAACCCTCTATCAAAGCACGATATTAAAATATATCGTAGTGCTATTGACACTAAAGCCGACGGTTTTAACTGGCGACAAGTTGGAATTATTTGTCGGAAAGACAGAAAAGTTCATACCCATAAAGGTTATATATGGATGTTCTTATCCGATTACGAAAACCTCAATATCAACGATGTCAATGTACTCTTAGAATCGGGAGAGGAATAAATCCTCTCCCTCTATCCGATAGCTTGTTTAGCAACAGCCACAGCCTTGGTTGCAGCATCCATTGTTGTTATTGCAACAACCGCCGTTGTTATATCCGTTGAAAGGATAACCGAAGTTGTTGCAGCCACAACCGTTCACGTTTGGCACCCAATAAGCGGGGATGGGCGCAGGATTGATTCGCTGTACGACGTTTGTTGCAGTCTGCTGCGCAAGGGCGGAATCACGATACTGAGCCACTTGGTCGCGGAGATTCTGGTTCTCACGCTGCATCTCGCGCATTTCCAACTGACAGAACTTGTCGTTGATAAGAGTGGTTTGGTTTCCGATGGCTTGAACGATAGCGTTTGTCTGAGCCTGACGCTCGTAAGCCTCGGCGGCAAAACCACGCTCCACAGAACTGTTGACGAAGTTGATTGAGTTCTGCAAAGTGTTGGTTTGATTGCACATTTGGAGGGCGATGTCGCCCTTGAAGTCGGCGATTTGCTGGCGGAGGTCGCAGCAGCAAGAAGCCATCTGACTTGCAAGCTGACAGTTGCCCGCCTGAATAGCGTTGATGACCTGCATACTTGTCATGCCGACCTGATTGCCGACATTGCAGATTGCGCTCTGAAGTTGGTTGAGCGAACCCTGCACGGCGTTGATGTCACAGTTCAGGTTAGAGGCAAGCTGAGAAATTGCGGTGCCGTTGCCCTGAATAGCCGACATCAATAAATCACGGCCGGTGTCATTGGCAAGCTGTCCAGCGAGGAAGTTGCCTTCGCCTTGTCCATTACCGCCGAAACCGGCCCATCCGTTGCGGCCCCAGCCCATAAGGAAGAAAAGGAAGATGACCCATATCCATGAGCCGTTTCCATCTCCAAATCCATTACCACGATTGCTCATGAGAGCAGTCACTAAATTGGGGTCAAGTCCGCGATTCTGACAAAGGGACGCGATAAGACCCATCATGCCGCTGTTACCACAGCCGCCTTCATTGTTGTCGAAAACATACGTTTTGTCCATACAATAAAATATTTAATAGTTAATAAAATGAGTTAATAAAAAATGAATATCTTGTTGCAAATATAACGTTGAGTTCATTTATGTTTGCGTCATAATCCGACATATAGTTGATACAGTATCAAACTTTTTCAGTTTCGTGTTATCTGCGCCGTCAGCCACTGTGCGATGACCCAGCTTGCCCCTTGGTCGGTGGAAGCCTCGACGACTATGCCCTTGGTCACGCCGACGGGGATGATGCCCTGTAGGTTCAGGTACACGGTGGCCGTCGCGTTTGGCCCAATGGTCACGAGGTTGGTGAGCGTAGTGACATTACCATTGGAGGTTATGCCCGCTTCCACGGTCTTGCCGTCGTAGGGGGTGTTGTAGGTAGGGTCGCCCGCTGTCTGCCTGAAATCGCCCACGGCGTGTGCGCGTAGCATCATGCGCACGTAGGTGGCGTTGGCAAGAGTGCCTCGAGTGTGTACGGCCAAGTTGCGCGTTCCCGTATTTTTGATGGATGTCTTGATGCCGAGGTCGGCTGTGTAAGATGTCTTGACCGTCGTGAGGTCGAAGAAACTCGCCGTAGTGGCAGGAAATGTTACGGTGTATTGCAGCCCCGTGAACACGTAGGAGAAGAAGTTGGCGATTGTTATGTTGGCTTGGTGCTCGGTGTGCGTGCGGTCGTTCCACGGGGCGAGGTAGCCGAGGCCGGAGAAGTCGGCGTTTACGGCCTTGAAGTGGTCGCCCGATGCCGCCGCTCGGTGGCTCTCGCCCGTCGACGACAGCCCCATGACCCCGTAGATTGCGATTAGCTTCACCTCGCCGTTGTCGATGTCTACGGAGGGGAACTTGGCCTTGAACGCCGTCTTTAGTTCCGACATGGTAATCACGATGGACTGCCCGTCGAACTTTCCCATCGCCGACAGTTTCTTAGTGGATGCCGCCCAAAGGAACGGAGTGTCGGACGAGAAGCTGCTGCTGTCCTTATAGTAGAGCTCCACGACATAGACGAGGTTGGTTTCCGGCCAAAACTCATTGATGCCTATTTCGGTGTTTGCATCGGCTTGGATGTAGAAGCGCAGGGAGTTGGATGCAAACCCGTTAATGGTAATCTGCGACCCCTTGTTGCCGTCCATGCCCGCGAGAACGGGCTGCACGGCATTTTGGTTGTAGCCGTCGAAGTCGTCGAGGCGACCGTAGTCGGTAGTGCGCACCGTCAGATAGGTGTAGTTTTTATATCCCGATGTCGCTCCCGCCGCCTTGACACCCATACTGGCGTTCTTCAGCATATTGGTTCCCGTCACTCGCGGGTACTCCATGCCCCAAGTGCCCTCGCCTGAATTGTGTTGAAAGGGCCGGGGCAGTGAGGCGTATGAGATGTTGCGCAGCGGCTTGGTTCTTGACCACTTGTTTATTGTCGATGCTGATATTGCCGAATAGCTGTCGTAGTAGCCGTCGCTTTTGCGACCGACGCCGAGCGTTCCGCAGATGTCGGGTTCCACGCCTACGGGAGGCGTGATTCTGCCGTTGGTGTTAGCCATGACAACCTCCTCCCCGAATGGCCCAAGTGCCTGTGACAAGCACATTGGCGCGGTTAACGAAGTCATCGACAAACAGATTGCCGACAAAAACAGTGGCCTCAGATACATCGAAATGCTCATCTATCTCGTCCTCCTTGCAGGTAATGAGGTTGTACCCCCCCCCATTGTTAGTAATTGGTTGTTAACAACCAAGTTACCTTTGATTAGTATATCTATTTTTGTTTTCATACCTTATGATACTGTATATGTTCCCTCTCCTTGATTGTATAGCTGTGTCGGGATTGCGTTGTTGACCACCGTCCATTGATAGCGGTAGTTGCCAGCCGGGAGTGAGCCGACTATTGGCAGGGTGATGGACTGATTGAACGTGCTTGTCAATTGCGTGAGCGGTTGTCCGTCCCACTTCCTTGTTCCCGATGCCGATGTCAAGACTGAGCCGTTGGGATTGAAAATGGTGATTGTGTATTTATAGGTCACCGATGCGTCGGGGTCAACCCACTTCCAACTAACAGTGCCCTTGTTACCCGAAAGCATGAGAAAGTTGAGCATGATGCCCTTGGAGGCACTGCGCTTGAACGGAATCTGTTTGCCCGATGCTCCGGGACAAGCGAAGCCTTGCAAGCCAACTACGAGCGAGGTCACATCCACCCACTTGCGGAGGTCGATGCCGAGAGCCTGCGAGTTGATTTCGTTGATGAAAAAGACGGTCACAAGTCGCGTCAACTCACTTTTGAAAAAAGATTCAGGGGATTGGTCGCCCGAATGGGTGTAGTCGTTGATTTCGGCGTACCATCCGCGCTGCCATGCACCCGACACTTGCATCTGCGCGTAGTCGTTGCCGCTAACTCTCTTCAATGCACGCGCCCAATTCTTCGTGCGCTGTATATCGCTGACGAGGATGCACGGATAGGATTGGCCAAGGGTGGCGGTAACGGAGGCATTGCCCACGGCTATGATGTCGTTGATGTCGACGCCCGTAGTGTTGGAGGTAGAGTAGTTGATGTCGACCGACAGTGCGCTTGCTCCCGTCTTGTCGTAGTAGGCGATGTCGGGCAATGTGCCTTGTGGGTTCATCACGGCGTTATGGTCGTAACCGTCGAAGTCGGTGCCTCGCAGCCAATCGATGCCGGGTCGCACCTTTTGGTATTCAAAGGTGCAGTCATGCAAGTTTTTAATATATCCGAAAACATCGCCGACTTTTAGTCCGTAAAAAATGCCTTGATTGTTGTCGGCGGCGGTTCCGGCGAATTGCGCAGTAGTCAAAGCCTCAAAGCCGTAGCCGCGGATAGGCTTTATCTTGGAAGCAGGGTTGATGTTATCGGAAATGAAAGCATCCTGCGCGGATGTTGCGCCGTTGACGGGGATGTTCAAGACCGGGAATATGTCCGCTTCAAAACTTACAGGGCCGAAGATTTTTCCGTTACTGTGTCCCATTATGCAATCCTCCTTTCCATTTTATTTAACTGTTGTTTAAGCTGTTGATTCTCGTGCCTTAGTTGTCGCACCTCTTGTTTGAGTGTAGATACATCGTCCTTGACGCCGAGAAGCTCGGAGGCCATCGAGATGACACAGGCGAGGGCGACTTTCGAGTAGTCCATACCGAGGAATCCGTTGTCGCGAACATACACCGACAGTGGTAGATGCTTATGCCAATACTGTGCGATAGACCCCATGTCGAGCTTTCCGTTATCGCGCCATGCATATATAATGTTGGGTGCCTTGGCGATGGTCGTGAGCGGCACGTGGATGTCGCGGAGTATTCGTTTTTGTCGGGCGTCGGATGATGTGTTTTGGCCCCTGAACGACATGTAGCCGTCAGTCCAAATGCCAGTCTTGGCAAATACCACGCCCGATGAATTGGCATAAAACTTGGAACCACCATCGCCGACCTGTATTGTGCCGTCGGTGCGGATGATAGCACTTCCCGCATAAACGTTCTTGTTGTTGTAGGTGCGAATCCAAACGTTGTCGCCCATGTGCCAGCCGCCACCGTAGGTTATGTTGTACCACCCCGTCGCGCCAATCGTGCCGACCCATCCGGCGACGGACAGCTTCTCGGAGGGCGAGGCAGTGCCGATTCCTACCTTTCTGTCGTTGGTAACGAACAGAGCTGTATAAGTCGGGCCTACGCCAATGCCGGTCGATAACGCTTGAACATAGGTGATGTTTCCACCTACATTAAATTTCAGATAAGGATTGTTTGAAATGTTATGCAGCGAGTAGTAGGTTGAGGTTATCGTGCCAACGCCCGTCATATTGCCAGACACGTTGTTGCTTCCGTCGAAGCTCTGCCCCCAAAGGGTGCGAGAAGCGGAGAGAGCGTCGGCAAATTTTGCGCGGAGGGAGCCATAATTGTTCTTCGAGAGGTCCCAAGTCTGGCAGTGCGACAAGTACCAATATAGTGGATTTGCCGCGGTCGCATTTGCCCCTTTAAGCGATACGTAACCGCCTAAACTGAAAGTGCCGCTTGCACCACAATAGACTACTCTCGCATACCATTCCCATTTACCAGTGCCTGCTGTGCTTGTTATCCATACATCGGAATAGTTGTCGCCCATGGGATTTGAGTTAGCATTGACGTTATATCCTACAGGAATTTTGGCTCGGAATATTTGCATGAACACGGCATTGGCGCGTGATTGTATCGATTGCACAAAACCACCGAGCCAAGGTTCAGCCGCACCCGTGACTTTAATCTGTAAGATGTACCCCGAAGAGCTGGCCGACGCTTGATTGTCGGCTATGCGCGTTACTGTCACGTTGCCGTTTTGTAAGTTATTGTAAACACCAACATTGTTGGTGCCGCTTGCAAACTCGGGATCAATGTACAGCGGGGTGCCGTGCTGCATCCCGAAAGCATTAAATGGCATGTTTCCGACAGTCAGCGAGGAGTTGATTGCAGGGTGTTCGACCCTATAGCCACGTACGGAATCAAGATGCAGCCCATCCAACAAATCGGCATTCATGTTGGTCACCACATTGGTGTTGGTCATCGAGCCACCGGAGCGTGCGAGGTAGTCGGAGGCTGATGCGGTGGCCATAGTGCCGAAGCGACCACGGTCGCAGTACTGGAGATTGGAGCTTGTGCCTTTATAGCAGCCATTCCAATACGCAAGAACGGCTATCGTCGGCACTGATGAGTTGCCAGTATCGTTATTAACCCAACCCAAATCACAAGGGGCGGTAGCCGTTTTCTTTGTAATGACCGAGCCGTCGGCCATTAGGAACTGCGAGGCGGTGCCGCCTGATTTGATGAAAGAACCCATTGTCAAAGACCCATCTTGTGAAATGCGGCCTATATATCCAGTGTACGAATAATTGGTGTGGGTGTTGATGCGGAGTGAGCCGTTGGTATCGGGAGCGAAATAGATTCCATTTGGCCCCCCCTTGAACATCAACGCCTGTTCGATTTTTGTGTAGTTTGTGAATGTTTTCGCTCCCGTTATCGTCTGTGCCGTATCTGTCGTAACATACTGCGCAGCGGCCTTGCCGCCAAGCGAGTTGGCGTTGGCTACGGTGGAGTCGATGAAGGCGAGCGTGCGCCAACCGTAATCAGTGCCATTATGTTTACGGTGCGTGTATATGTTGTCGGAGTGGAAGTCGAACGCAAGCACACGGCTGTAATAAGTGTCGCCGTTGCCATGGTTGAGCTTGATTACACTGTACCAATTCTGTGTCGGAGCGTCCCATGCTTTCCAACCATTAGGTTTCTGCATGAACTGAACCGCGCCGCTGACATTGTGGCCATTGTTGTAGTTGACAAGTCTGGCGGTTACCTCTCCATTATGCACTCCGTCGAGCAAGTCCGCGTCGAGGCCGGAGTTGTGCCCGTCGTTGCCTGAGTGCCAAAGCGTATAGGTGTTGTACTTCAGCTCGTTATTGCCGACAATTAGGTTGTACTTGCCGACGGCATCCACCGTCGGCTCTGAAGAGCCGACGGGATTGATGATTATGCGCTTGGCGGTGTTGTGATAACCTATTTGGGCGATGATTGCATTGGCTGTATTTTTGAACCCGTAACAAACGTATTGCGAATTATCGGTGCTGTTTTTGAGGTATACATCTTTCGCAAGCATGGTCAGATGACCCGTCATTGTATCGCCCGCTTTGTTGACGAACGCCCCGTTAGCCCACGATTGTGTTGCGTAGCCGTGTGAGCTTAGATAGTTTGATAGCGATGACTCGTCGAGGCCGCTTGTGGCGATTGTGGAATTGACCCACTTTGCACCATTCCACACCAATGCTTGCCCTGCGGCGAGTGAGCCGAGGCTTACATCCTTGAGGTCGGAGAGGTTGGCGGCTCCTGCAGAAGTACTGCCACCGCTGCCGTCATTTGCTCCACGAAATGAGAGCCAACCATCGGCATACATGTTGCCTTTTATCCTTAGCGCGTTATGTGTTGTGTCATAGGTCAGCTCTATCATGTGGGCTCCATCGGGACTACCCAGCCACAAAGATGTGAACGGTCGCTGTGGTGTTACACTCTTTACATCGGCGAATACCGCAGTGTTATTAGGATTGAACTTGAACAATCCCAAAACATTTCCGACGGAGTTCTCGCCGACAAAGAACGATAACGGGTCGGCGTGCAAGTTACCCGTAGTGTCCCACCAAAGGTTGCCGTTGGCAAAGTAACCCGAACCATCCATCCTGACAAGTCCCGTAGCTATGCGGGCGGCATCCGCTTGTGCCTGTGTCACCCCCGATTTCAAAGTCCAGCGCGGAGGCACTACCGAGTCGTTCCATTCATAGTAATCCTCCTTGTCGGTCTGAGAGCCGCCGTACCAAGTGGCTATGCTTCGCGTCCCCTTGTCTGGGACGATGATTCCGTTGATTCCGCTCCATGTAATACGCTTGCTTATGTCGTCGGGATGTTGCGGGTCGCCTACTCCGAGCGCAATCAATGATGTCAGGAAAAGTCCCCCCTCGGTTATGGACTTCTGCTGCAACGCCTCTTTGAGATAGTCAAGGTCGGCGACGGCGTTTACGGACGCGAGCTTGGCCAAGTTTGCCAACACCGTCGACATGTTTGTTCGTGCGGCGTAATAGGCGTTCATGTTAACGGCGAAGTTGTCGGGGACTGACACACAGCCGTCTGCATCCCTGTCGGCTGTAAGGATGTCGTTCAACATCGTATGGTACGTATTGTACGCAGTGTCGAAAGTGGTCTTTGCCTGTGCAGCTCCGTCAAGTTTGCTCACCAAGTCGCCGTAGAGCTGGTATTGTTGGTCGTATTCGCTCTTGGTGCTCTCAATGCGCACAAGCTCCAGCTTCAGCTCAGGGAACTCAGGTGGGGAGAACACGCCGTCCTGCGCCCATTTTGAAAGTCGGTCACGGGCCTCGATGGCAACGGTGTCATCCGTGTATTTGCTTGCCAGCGTCCAATCCGATATGCTGAACGCCTCGCCCTTCTCCTTTTGGGTTACGCACCTTAGTATGTCGTTGGAGTATTGGCTGCCGTATGTAGCGTTGACCCAAAGGTCGCCCTCGTCGTAGGGTGGTACGGGCTGCTTCGTGAATATGCGACGCTTGCCATCGGCGGTGTCCTGGGCTTTCTGAGCTGCAGCCAACGCCTTAGTTATGGCCTCGTCGGTTATTACCGCCCAAAAATAGGTGCCGTCGGCTTTCTGTGAGAACCTGTATGCTGAACCCGTAAGGTTGTCGTAATACAAGTCACCCAAGTGTCGTATCTTCTCGTTGTCATTGCCGTTCTCGGTGTCAATGGCCACCCATTCGGATGCTGGGGGAACGGACATGGACGGCGCTCCATCTGCAAAGAACGTTTCAATTACACCGTCTATTTGGTCTTGTATGCCTTTTAGCGCATTGTCTATGAAGTTGCTTATGTCCTCAGAAACTCCTGAGTTCTCCTTTATGAAGTCGGTGATGAGCGTATCGCCGACCGTGGAATCCACCGTCAACCGTCCGCGTATCTCCACCCCTCTTTCCGGGGTGAACTTAACGTATGTCTTTTGGTCTTTCGGCCCTATGAACATCTCGCCGTAGCAATGGAAGTACGGGCGGGGCGGGGTCTTGGTCTTATCCACTCCGTATTCTATGACGGCCTTGTCATCCAAGCTATAGCTGTCAATGCCGTTATACAATGTTATGCACGGGGCAAAGGCATCCACCGTCGATATGACTATTGCGCTTTGTCTTGTCTTATCCTCGGGGTTTCCTAAGTGGCATAGGACGTCGCCGACTTGCGGGATGTTGCTCCCCTCGGCAAATCCCACTCCCTCCTCGACATTGGAAAGCTCAACAAAAGAGTTCTCATTGTCTACGGCTGTGACCAATCGCCAATAGTAGTTGTTGGACGCATTTTCATAAATGCCGGCCGAAACGTTGAACTCCTGCGACAACACTTGGTCGTTTACCGCAAACCGGCACTTACTGCCTTTCTCGTCATCCTTGGCCTTGAAATAGCAGCGATAGCCGATGACAGTCGTCACGTTGTCGGCTGTCTGCGTTATTTCCTCCACGAAAGAGATTGTTATTGACCCTCCGGGGGTGACTATCAGCTTGCCGCCAATGGAACTTACATTGGCGATTTCAAGTCGCTCAAAAATCGCCTTCATTCGCACTTTGAGCATATCAACCTCGGCATAGGTATATCCCGTTTCCTTGTCCAAGAAGAAAATGCCGCCGGAGGCTCCGCTCACAAAATCGCCTACCTCGAAGCCCGTATCTGACGACAGCTTATATGGAGTCCTATCGGACTTTTGCTTGTTGAGATAGCGACGTTCTGCAAGCCCAGCGCTCATCCCGCCGCCCGTGCCGCCATATCCCAATGTCGTTGCGTTCGCTACCAATGTTGCGGCCCTTTCCAAAACCTGTTCGACAAACGACTGCCCCACTGCCAATGAGTCCGTAAGTGCTATCTTTATGTCGGGGAGCGCTTCATTGTTCTTGCACTCTATTCCGAATTCGGAAACGTATTGTTCCCATATACGACCGTTGTATTCAACCTTTATGCGTGAGTTCTCGTCCAATTCGGCCAAAAGTTCTTTATTCTCCGCAAAGAATATCCTTGACGCGGAAATGTCGAACGTGAACTTTTCCTCATTGTTGTCGGCCATGAAGCGCAACATCTCTTCCTCACCGCGCTTCTCGGCGGCTTCGACATATCCCTGCGGTAAGTCTATGTTGATTATGTTGAAAGTGTCGCCGACGGCGGGCATGTAGTTGTTCGTGCGGTTTGGCATTATCACGCCGAACGTGGTGGCATCCTTTTGGACGGCTATCCATATTGAGTACTTAGATGTGTCCTGCTGCCATTCCTGAATGTTGTCCTTTCGTATCTGATTGTCCTGCGTCCCTCCGAGCAATCCGCCGTTAGGCCCAACCGTCTGTACGGGATTCTGCCATACGACCACTCCGTCCTTTTCGACTTCCAATACCTGTATCTTGAACTTACATCCGTTGCACTTTCCCGATGTCATCTGTATGGTCATCGGGTCGGTCTGGGATGCGTGTCTGAACAAGTCGAACCCGTATGGGCCGTTGAACTTATGCAGTCTTAGATAGAAGAATGAATGTGCATAATTCTCGGCATCATTCTTCTCCTTGTCATCCTCCGCTTCCGCTTTCAATGAATCGTTGTCGTCGCTGTCGTAGCCTATACCGGCTATCTCGCCGAGCAATTCACCACGTGGATTTTCGGCTGTCACAACTCCATTGCGCACTCCCTCTATCGTCGGCTTTATGTCCTCGTTTACATATATGTATTCGTTTGGATTGCCTGCGACATAGGGATTGGAAAATACATAATATTCGTTGGTGTCCGGGTCTTTATATGTATTGTTCAGTGCGTTGTAGAATCGCTCAGCGCCCTTAGTGGCCCTATACTTGGGTGGCATGAGATTCGTTTGAAAAGGCATCCTGCCCGTATATGACAAGCTGAAGCTCTCGCCCGACTCAAGCGTATTGAGAATGTTCATGTCGGCCAAACCCAATCCGAAAGCGCCAATGCTGTCGTATGTCTGAGAGCCCTTGCGCCAAAACTTAGCGGTCTTTTGTCCGTTGGTCAGTCTTATGGCCGGTACCCTGAACTTAGGCAGTGAATTGTGTTTGGTGATATTGAACTTTACGGTGACGATGACAGTGTTGTCCCTTGCCTTCAATGTACCGAAGTTGTATGTCCCGTCAGTAGAGGGAAGTATTATGCCGCCGTTCAATGTAAGTCGTTGTATGGTGACTTTTGGGTCGGAAGCCAACCAATTGCTCGTCATGTCATTGGTCGGGGCCTCGTTGACCCTCCATATCTCGCCTATGAGTTCAGTGAGTATATAATCTTCCTGTTCGGTGGTGGTGAAATTTATCACAACGTCGGCAATGCCCGAATCGGGGACGTCGTGCCATACCGAGTCGCCGGAAAACTGAAACTTGCGCTCCAGCGTGGAAGCGAATACGACATTTTCGCCCTCGTTTATGTTGGCAAGCAGCTGCTGCTCGTTGAGTATGAGTATGTCCGACGCCTTTAGCTTCTTGTTGGAGATTGGCACCGTTATCACCGACTTGCCCCGCTCATTCTCGTTGGGGTAGTAATGAGGTATGTTCTCGGATGAGCCCTTGAATGTGATGCGATTTATAATCTTGGCGTTCGCGTTGTTCTTTTTTACCGACAGCAAGGAGTTGTCATGGCCGTATTTGAATACATGGCTGACTACGCTGTATGCCTCATTGAATACAATCTTTTTGCCTCGGAACGCAAACGGTATCTCGTATTTGTTGTAACCTTCCACCAATGCGTCCCAAAGCCATTGGTCGGAGAATGACAACTCTTTTGAGATGCTTAGGTCGCCGTCGCCGTAGCTGCTGACGACAACGCAATATCCGTCCCCGACGGGTGTGTCGGCATCGGTCAGTGTCGTCTTTCGGTTGAGTATGCTGTCGCCTATACCGGCATATCTGAAAGCACAATTGAGTCGGTCGGCATATTCTCTCATGTCGCCGAAGAACCTGAATTCGGTCGAGTTGGTGTTCGGCTTGTCGTATGTAGACGACCACGACGGCACTACGTCATAGAAATAGACTTTGCCTAATTGCTCTCGTTCGGACTTGAACTCAAGGGAGTGCTTGTATCGTGAATCCGTGTTGTTTTTCTCCGACGACGGTGTTTGCCGTATATAATACTTCTCTCCACGCAATACGACGTATTCCTTGTCAGTCCATTCATCGTCAAGACAAGTGGGCCACATGAGAGTTGCCGTAAGTGACGGCATACCCATGCGGGGCGACTTGAAAGAATAGTCGGTAATCTCTATGTCGTGGAACGTAGGGTTGTTGTCGCCCAACCCATTGTCCGTCCTTAGCTTCAGTACTTCTCTTACCATGCTGTTAATCGTTAACTACAGTGGTTTCCTTTTCTGAATATTTCTTAGTTAGTTGCAATGTTTTTTCCTGCTTGTCCAACTCTTCCTGCATTTCCGCGTCTTTTTCCTTGGCCACTCGCGAAAGCTCGTCAGGGCAGCTCTCAGTGTTCTTCTCTATCAAGGTCTGCTTGGATATGGCCCCAGCTCCCGAAAGCGTCGTGAGCATTTGATTGTAAGCTTCGTTTGACTGCGGACGCCATACGACGAAACGAGTGCGGATGTTTAGCTTTTTGAAGTCGGTGATGGCCTTTTCAAAGCCTTCCTCACCTTTTACGACCAACTCCCTTGCAAGGCCCTCCTTGAACAATCGCATCATCTTATTGGCGAAGTTCTGCCATTCATTCACATCCTGCAACGCTGTTTCAATGTCAAGCTCCTGTGTGAGCTGAACTGCGATGCCCGAAGTGTCACCAGACAGCTTGATGTCCTTTGGCAATATGAAAGTGGTGCCTGACCCCTTTTGTATGGAGTATTCCATTTGGTCGAGCGTTTCAATCATGTTCTGAGGGGAGGGCGGTGTCAGTATCTTGGCATCCGCTTCGGGCGACATCGATGTGTCGTTCAGTACCACATTTCCGGCGACTTTTTGTCCCGTTTGGTTGAACTTGCCCTTGACATAGAGCACGCCCCAACCATAACGGTTCTGAATGACCATGAACGTGTTGTATGTGCGCTCGTACACCTCAATCAAGTCCTGAACGTTGTCCCAAGCCACGGGGCCTCGCTTGACGGCAAGAGGGCATTCGCTGAATCCGTGGGGTACGGGTGTGTGATGCACCCAACCGTCGGATGTCATCACGCCTTTTTCGTCAGTCACCACTTCGTCGGATGATGTGATGCGATACATGTACGTGTCATCATAGCAGTCAATATATTCAACATCGTCCACCGAATAATACACACATTCAAGTATGTGGTCGCCGTTTGCATCCTTGTGGGTTATGATGTTGAAACCGTCAGAATACTTCAATATCCGGGCCTTTATCTCGCCGTTGAAGTCATGGTAGAAGAGCATACCGACAACGCTTTCCGACTTCTGTGTCAGGACGGCTTCTGTCTTTATGCCGTCCATGTTGCGCTCATCCCATGTCTGCTTGATTTTTATAAACTGCTTGTTCTGCGCGTCGGTCGGCTCCGTATTCAACAACACATGGCTCATTTGGTTGTTGCACAAGTGAAGCGTCTGCTTCTTGGTGATGTTCTGCTGAAACGGTATCGGCATACGTTTTGACTCTATCTGAATCCATCCTCCATTGGAGTTTTTCACCGTAATCGACGGAATGTTCTCATCATGCAGCACTGTGTGACTCCACGGGTCGTATTCCTTTAGCAACTGTCCAATGGGGACTATGCGGCGACGGACTCTCGGCAAAGTTGCACGCACCTTGGTACCGACGGACTCAACCTCGGACGATAGCATTTGTGGCGATTTGACGTTTGTTATCACCCTATAATACGGTCGAGTCGCCAACAGCTTGTCGGGGTCGGCCAACAAGGCAGCTATCTGTTGTATTGTTGATTCATTCATATATCGTTATTCTTTTTCAATCAAGTTCCAATGTTCCATAGCGTATTCCTTTGTTTGCAACCAACATTCCCGGCGTGTGATTTCACAAATATGATTGCATTTAGGTTGCACGATGATATACTGCTCGGCGGACTTCTCGGACGCTCCAAATTTGTCATTGAGCTTTACGCGCAAGTCTGCCTCGGTCTTTTGCAATAATGCCAACGTCTTTAAGTCCGATGCGTTTTCGCCCGACATCGCGTCTTTTTTCAATTCCACGATTTCACGCAACTGTTGTTCAATTCCTTCTCGGTTTTCCTCAAATGTCATTGAACCGTCATCCGTTCCATTTGTTTTCTTCCCTTTGCTCTTGGCTATCAGATTCGCTATCTCGGCAGCCTCGTCCTTTTCCTTGGCTTGTAGCTTCTCACTTTGGAAGTAGCGTACCAAGTATTTTATGCGGTCAAGCTCCTTGAACGTTTCGTAATTGCCGTCATCGCCGAAAATGAGTCTGTAGGACATCGCTCCGTCGCCGAGTTTGGCAACCAATATGGAATAGCCTACATCCCTTATTCGGACTTCATGGCCGCGCTTCTTTGCATCCTCTATTACCTTGTCTATATACCTTGTTTCTGCCATATCTAACACCAAGTTGAATCATCGTAAATGTTAACTCTTTGACCGTAGATGTCTTCTTCCTCCTCTTCGGTCATGACGCCGTATTGCAACTCGTCGCCGTATTCACAGGACAAGCAGGGGAAATACCTCATTGAACATGCGTCCGTCAAGTCCATTGACCCGTCGTGGCCGAGGTTTGAGTTCATTTCCTTTTTAGTCCACAGTCTTTTCTTTCCGCCCGCCATCTCGTTGAAACGCACCACCGAGCACTCGTCCACAAACTCGGCCAATACCGTTATTTGTGACTTTATGTTTTGGTGGGTGTATTGCATATTGGCGACATCCTCCGACATTGATATGCGACTTTCGTTGACCGCATTGACAAAGCGCATGTAGCACTCGTCCTTCAATAACTGAAAGTTCAGTCGATACAAACCTCTTGGCCGATATGAAGAAACGTAGGGCTGTGCATCGGGAATGTAGTCGGACATATACGTGGCTCGCTGTCCGTCGTATATGACATGACTGTCCCCTATGTCGTGTCTGCGCTGCATACGCTTGATATGCTCAACATTGCCTTTCGGCGTGGTCTTTTGTATTATGTCAATGTCTATGATGTGGAATCCGTTCCAAGCCAAGATTATCGTATTGTCCTTGCCTACATCCGCCAAGTCCGCCGTAATCCACTTGTCACCGTTCATCATTGGGTCGTTGTCGGCGATTGAACGGGCCTTGGATAAAATGATAGGGGCTTCAGTTTCCGAGTCGGGGTCGTAATCCCAACTGCCTTCGAGAAGGGCCGCACCCTCTCGACCACTAATGCTGCCGATATAATCTGGATTAGTTGCAAGAAGGGCTTTATTCTCAGAAACGCTGCCGAGAATAAATGTGAATGACTTTATAAGGTTCTCATACGATGCGTCATGCCCTAACTTGCGCAACGATTTGTCAATGCTCTTTTTGCATTTTTGGTACACTTCCAACTTGTCGTTCCCCCAAACGTAGTCATCTACGGTGTCGCCATCAAGATAAAAATAACGGACAACACCGCTTCTTTCGGGTATTACAAAACCGTCTGGGCCTATATACCACTCTAACATTTTACGAGTGAAGTGACGTTTATGAGGATTAGTAGTGGCTCGTATTTTTCCAGTCCACCCTGCTATACCACGACAACGGGACTGAATGTAATTCCAAGTGTAAAAATCAAACCCTGTCAATTCGTCAAAGCATATACAGTCAGCTTGCAAGCCTTTGAATACTTCTCGGACTTTGTTTGGGTTTTCGTCAGCGACTTGACGGCACTCCACGGAAGCCCCACTTGCAAAGGTGATGCGAGGATTCTCCGATTTAGTAATAGAAACATTGTTGCCGTAGACTTGGCTAAACAGTTCGAGCATACCGCCACTCGTTTTCAATTCCCCAAGAGTGCGACGCAATACGACTGCACGATAATTTGGGTCAAGGGACGGTTCGGCGTGTAATGCAGCAAGACCCCAGCTTTTTCCTCCAGCTAAGGAACCTCCGTAGATGCATACGTCTACATTGGTGGAACAGAACAGTTCTTGTCCACCCGGCTGCGGTCTTATTATCTTCGGTTGTCGTATGTCATCTGCCATTAATCGCCATCGTTTTGAACGCACCGCTTGGAAAGAAAATAGGGAAAGGGAAACGATGCACAACCCTTTGTCAGCAGGCAGCTATCTCTGCCTATCCCCGCCGCAAAATTACCTAATGACAATGCCTATATATAATAATAATGTGAAAAACATTGATACTGTATCAAATATTTCCCCGAAAATCCAAACATCGTATCATCCCGCCAACTATTTTTGCACCAAACTCTTAAATAATTAGCAGAATGAAGTTTACACAAAACGACGCCTTTAAAAAGATTAAGGGCATCCTGACACGAGGCGGGAAAGACCTGCAAATGTCAGAAAGAAGCATCATGGAGCAGATTGACAGCCTTTCGGCCCTGATTGCAAACGACGACATGGAGTTGGACGATTTTATCGCCAAGGTCGAGAACACTTTCAAGACCATGAACGGCAACGCTAAGAAGGACTACTCCGATTTCGTCAACAAGTGGAAAGAGGAACACCCCGAAGCCGACCCTCCACAAAACGAGCCTAAGCCCAACGACCAAACAAAGGTCAACCCTGAGCTTGAAGCCCTGAAGGCGGAAATCGAGGCCCTTAAATCCAAGAACGCCGAGGCCGAGAAACTATCAAAGTTAAGTGCAAAAAAATCGGAACTCGTCAACGCTCTCGGAGCAAAGGGCGTCAAGGACAAGGAGTGGATTGAATCTTTCCTGTCGGAAGTGAACATCACGGAGGACTTGGACGTGGACGCGAAAGCAGAGGCTTACGCCAAGTTCTACAACAAGTCCAACGCTAATGTGCCGCCCACGCCTACGCCCGGCAACCCGAACTCAAACATAGACGATGAATTTGCGTCTTTGAAGAGAGCGTCTGAGCTTGCAAAGCAGCAGCGTGAGCAAATGGAGTCAATTTAGAAACTTAACACACAAAAACATGGCAAATATTACAAAAATGGCCGGTGGATATTTTGGCGGGCGTTCACTCGTTCAGCAAACCGGCACTAAAGGCGGTGCTCGTCACGTCTTTGTAAAATTCGACGACATAAAGGACGACCTTGTGTTCCCGACATTCGGTGGACAGGTCATGAATCCGTTTCCCGGCGCTGCCAAGTTATTCGCTGGCGACCTAATGGAATTCCGAACTGAAACCGACGGACTTAAAGGCAAGGTTTGGATTCTCAAGACCTATGAGGTCGTTTCCGCTTCCGGCACAACCGTGAACATCGTTCGCGACGGTTATCATCACATCCCATTTGTAAGCGATGTTCTCACAGTGGCTCCCGAAACCATCGGCGGAACTGGCGCAGCAATGACAGTCGTAGCAGTCACCAAGACCAAGGTAGACACTCAGGATGTATGGGCGTTGACACTTTCCGCAGCTCCCACAACCGCTCCCGCAAAGGGCGACATCCTCGTTGAGTGCGACTCAACAGGCAAGATGTTGGTGAAAAACATAAACGCTTGTGCTGCATGGGATTATGACTTTATGTGGTCGCAAGCCGCCGACCCGACCGACGAGGATGAGTTTGAGGCCGCCCGCTACTTCCTCACTCCGACTCTCCGTGGAACAATTTATGAGTCAAGAATGAGCCCCATGCCTAAATGCGTGAAGGATTTGAACATTTCCAACATCAACGGATGGTTCCGCTTCGACGCGCTTAACAAACCGAATGTTTAACCATCTAATAAAGTATTGACATGAAATTTGACTTTTCAAACACCAAATACGTCCGAATGTTTGAGGACTCATTGGAGGGACGTAGAATCATATCTTACATCCTCAATGACCCCAATCTCGTAAAGGCAAACTACACGTTCTGGCGCACATTCTTCCCTGCCGACCCCACTCCCATACCTACTGACAAGTCTGGCCGTGCCGCCGTGCGCGTTGAAGCCCGTCAACCTGAACATGCAACTATGGCCGATTGGCGAGCACCGCTTGGAAACTCTCGCCTTGCAGAAGGGGGTGCAGCTTCCGAGTATAATGCCGGAATCATTGACCTCATTGCTCCGGGATGGCAGGAACAGGCAATGGAACGCGAATATAAGGAGAAGCTATTCCAAGACCTCGGCGACGATGCGCCTCTGCTCTTAGGCTACGCTACCGACGTTCTCCAGCCCCGTGTCGACTCAGTGAACATGGCATTGTCGAACATGGCAGCTCAGGCACTGTCAAAGTCACAGGTTGTTTACAAGGGCGGTAAAGGCATCACGGGTCCTGTGTACAAGGCACCCACTCCTGCCGAGAACTTCACTAAGATGTTCCACAATATCATATCAGACCCCGATTGCGACATCCTTGCAGAACTCGCTGAAATCAACCAGTACTATACCGAAAGCGTATGGGGTAATGAGAATATGCCTACTGAGTACCTTGTACCCGAAGCCATCTTCCTTAACAACTTTCTCAAGAATGCCAAGGTAATAGATTGGTTGAAAGTTCAGTGGCTTCTTGATAAGGGCCAGCTTATCAATCAAACATCAAGCGTTCCGTCGAACATCGTTGATGAAGCAACTTTCCAAAAGTATGCCATCAAATACCCCGGCCTGCCTCCTATTCGCGTCATCCGCGAGAAGCAGCTTAACGACGGCGTTGTGACATCAGGTTGGTCGCCCAACATCATAACCCTCAAGGCTACTGGTTTCGCTGGTAAGACCTACCGCACCGAGATACTTGACCGTACACTCTCGGAGAAATACGGCAACAATATCATCACCAAGGTATTCGGAACAACCCTTGACGGAATTGTCACCGTTGAGAACACCACTGGTGTTGACGGACAATACAAGTATTGGGCCACCGATGTCAAATGCTCGGCTACTCCTATTCTTGACTTGTATCTGTACATGGCACACATTGACACATCGCAAGTTAAGGCATAACGAACAAACACCTCCTTTCTTAATGGGGCGGGGCTTAAATGCTTACCGCCCCATCTTTTTATATTACAGTATCAAACTTTTAGCCGATAATATTTTGAACAACCTGAGCCCAAGCGTTACATTTGTGATAACATATAATTGCAATTGATATGAAAGAAAAAACAAGTTTAGACCTGTTCGACCTCTCGGAATATCCGAGGGACTTCAAACAGTACTTAAAAAACTACGGATTCCACTTCACGAAAAAGTGCGTGGATTACGCCGTAAAGGGATTGAAAAAGGAAAATCCCGCCACTAAGAAATTGGAGGTCATCGAACCTTGGGACAAAGATAAAGTCGACGACTTGCTCAAACGCTTCAACATAGTATTGGAGGACAACGAGCTTCACGACTATGTTTGGGTATGCAACATGCTCCGTTCAGACATGTTCAAGTCAAGCATTCCCGACGAGCAACACCTTGCGATGGGAGTAAAAGACATGGTTGATGACAAAGACCAAAAGGACGGATTCATATTCAACAGATGGGTTAACGACAGATTGTTCAACGGATGCCCGATTGATTGGGCGGAATTGCTGTAGTCATGGATAAAAAGAATTTGTTCGACCATTGGCTAAGGATAATCGCCATCGCCGTAATAATCGTCGGCTTGGTACTGATAATAGAAGGCTTCCTGATTGACCCGCAGGGACAAATCCACCACTCGGTTCTGATATACTTCGGCGAGTGTCTGATATTCGTCGGATGCGTGCCGATAGTTGAAATATACACGAGAGAAAAAGAGAAAAAGAAAAAAGGCAAATAAATGGAAAGCATATACGAATGGCTTCTCAACAACGCACTTCCTGAGTTTTGGTCATTCATAAAGCCAATGCTGCCGTGGATGCTTATTTCTATGGTGGCTCCATTGGTACGCTACAGGCTTGACAAGCAACTTTGGCTGTACAACAAAAAACATCATGACACTCACGACAAGCCAGCATTCAATAAGTATCGCAGCACTATCATGAACTGCATATCCATAGTGTCGCTTGCGGGAGTGTGCGAGATGACGTTTGCGCCTGTGCTCGGCATCACTATCGTGTCGAGCGTGTTGATGGTGGTGATAGCCACCGTCCAGCTTGTCAAGTGCATAAACTCGTACCTGAAGATTGAGGAGGTGGGCTTCCGCATTGACTTGTTCAAGGTGTTCAAAAAAAGCTCGTTCGGAGAGGTTGTTGAAAAAGACGAAAAGCAATGATACGACAAGACGTTCATTTTAACATGATGGATTGGGATGTGACATTGTTCTACAATGCCAAGCCTTATGACGCATCCGAGATTATGCGTTGCTTGTGGAACAACGGCATCTGTCCTGAGAAATATTGGGAGGCCCAAACGCTCTTGCGTAGCGGGCGACGAAACGAGGGACTGACATACACAAACCCACGATACCACAGTAGCGTCGTGGTGATTGGCCATGTTTCCGACATTTGGGAATGGATAGACACCGTTGAACACGAGGGCCGACATTTGGTGCAGGGTATCTGCAACCATTATGGCATAGACCCGGACAGTGAGGAAGCCGCATATATGGAGGGCCACTTGTTCAAGCAGATTGTAAAAGAGTTTGCCTATGAGTTCGGCGGACTTTTCATGCGAGCATGGAACTTACTAAAAACAATAAGATAGGCAAGGCGCTTTGCCCTGTAAAACTCAAGTGATAAAAAAGGGAGTGTCCTCACGGATGCTCCCTTTTCATCATCTAAAAGATTGTTTACAAAATTACGAGTTATCTATGTCTGGTATAGGCGTATTGACAATTTCGTCAACGGCCTTGGCGCTGTCTATAAATTCGTTGTTTGCCTTGATGTCCTCTTCGGTTTCAGGTTTCAAATCCTGCGACGCAATTCCAATAGCGTATTCACTAAAAGACTCAATCATCTTGGCCGTTACTTCGTAAAGCATACGTTGGTCTAATGAGCATAGGATGGGGGTTTGTAATGAATACAATGTAGCATCACGCAAAGCGCCCTCCATGTCGTCAAGCTCCTTGTCATCGGACGGATTCTCAAGGTATTCAAAGATATGCTCACAAAGCTCATAAAGCGAACGCATACGCATTTCCACAATTGTGTACATGCCTCCCTTTGCCTCGAATATAAACTTTCCCGTCCGGGTCTTTGACAGCTTGGTCGTTTCAAAGTCGTATGACTTCTCAATGTCGGCCAATGGGATAATAACCTCGGTGGGCTCAATGTCGGCCTGTTTCTGCAAGCTGACAAGCTCGTCAATCAACGAGTTGGCGAAGTGCGCGTCCTTTGAGTTGGCGACTATCTTACTTTTTACTTCTTTTAGTTTTTGGTGTAGCTGTTTTTCCATACTTCTTACGTTTTGAAATCTTTTCCATAAGTTCGGGGTCGGCCATTTCAATGCGTTTTCGGGCGTCCTCGTTGATGTCCGACACCATCTTGGCTTGGCGCATCGCGACTTCCTCGATATACTCGTTTATTTGCTTTCTGTCGGCCTCAATCTGCTCAGGCGACTTATCGTCTGTCGAGAGGAGCTTTTTGATGTCAGCCTCGTTGTAGCCCATTTTTCGGAGGTATTTCAACCTTTGCTCATCATTGGCAAATCTCGGCACTATGTTCGCTGCGGTTGCCTCGTATGGATGGATTGAAAGCATCTCGCATATTATGGCTACCGGGCCGAAGTCGCGCACGATTCTTGGATTGTCCTTGCCGTCGTTAACCACAAGGCAGTAACCTATCTGCCCGTTGCTTTTACGGACACGGGCAATGGCCTTTATCCATTTCTTCTTATATTTGCCGTCGATGGCAGGGGGTAAGTCGGGCCACCCGATTTCTTTCAATGCTTCAAGGAGTCCGTTGTTCATTCCGTTTCGTTCAGCTTGTCAATTAACTGTTGGCGTTCCTCGCCTTGCACTTTGTATTTCACACAATAACACGGACGCACATATTGTCCGTTGGATAGGCAAAGATACATTTCTCCGTCGCTGTCATGTGACATCGCTTCAATGACCTCGGTTTGACTTTCTCCGGGTTCGGGGATATACTTTACCCAATCGCCGACATGGAAATCATGAACTATGATTTTGTTGCCATCGACATGCCATCCGTGTACAAACAGGGATGTTAGTTCTTTTGCAGTTTCGTCATCCATTAGCTTTATGGCATCGGTTATACGGGGATGATTTATATTATCATCCAGCTTTTGAATCTTTTTTGATACATGAAACGTCAACGGGTCTAACCATTCTTCAAAATCCTCAAACGAAAGACCCTCGGTCATCCTCACTCCGTCACGGTTGTAGACGTGGCTGGCAAACTTTATATGCTTCTTGCTGATATATTTTATATGCTGCACCAACCACTCCATGATTGACTTTCTCGCGTGGTGGGTGTAGACGGTCTTTGACAAATGGTCTAAGATTTCTTCTTTGGTTTTCATTATGTTTGATTTTAAATTTGCGACGTTGGATAAAACTTGCCCCCGAAATTCCTGAACTTGTATTTCACCACACGGTACTGCTGTTTACCGTGCAGTATCTCATCCGAAACCTCCGGGGCGTCTATAAGGCACAACTGCCAATAGCGGTCGGGACGGAAAGTGTCGTGGTATTCTATCTTTTGTGCGGTAACGTAGTCAAAGAACGCCTGTTCATCCTCCAATACGGCGTATTCCGCATTGGACTTCCACACAAGCGTCAAAGTAATGTCGGATGTGTCGTATGCTATGTCGTCAACTGAGGGAACCCACAAGTTGCTACCGCTTTTCTCGGCAAACTTCTCCTCGTACACATTCATTGCCTTGGTTGGCTTGTTCCCCGAAAAGGACTTGTAATAGCAATTGAAATGCTCCTCCAAGTCTATGACAGGGAATGTGGTTGAGCCTTGGGGGTACTTATGTATGTAGAAGCGGTATTTGGTGTGGTGTTTATAGCTCATCTCTTATGATTTTCACGTTTGACTTGTCATAGTCGTAAATATCGGCATCTTCGCCGTATATGTAGACATTCGCCTTGCCGTCGCCCTTGATGTAGCATTTGCAGTTAACCAAGTGCATCTCGCATATACGATTCTTGGGAATGTATATAGTGCCGATAAAATCTATCGCTATCAATGCCGTCGTAGTGGCCCGTATCGCGGCAATGTCGTCCCCTTTGCCGTCCAAACAATACATCGCCGATGTGTAGCCGTCCATGTCGCGGACATACTTGCCGTTATTGAATGGAGCATACTCACGGCAGATATACTCGGCTGTAAGCCCCCATCCCTTGGCAATTGAACGGGCAACCCAAGGCATCCCGTTTGCGTCAAGACAGATGTCCATGAACGCCTTTTTAGACTTCGCCTTATCCACCTTGTCGGTGTATTCTTGGCAAAGCCCTAAGCGTTTCGCTTTGGCGATGAATTCTTCAAATGTCTTGTCCATAGCGCAAAGATAATGATTTATTGCGGATTATCAAAAAATAAGCGTATATATTTGCCGTCAATTCAACACTCTGCAAGTCGTTGCGCATTATCATCCCCGTATGCGATTAATACGCTCCCGCAGCCCGAAGTCCCGCCCTGACGCCCGCTTATGTCACAGAATTTTATTCTGCCACGCATTACTAACATGGCAGTTGCACTCGGAAATATAATGTCATGCCATAATGCCGTGTCCATGCGGTTGAACACTAACGCTATCCCGTTTTTATGCACCGCCATCCGTTTCATGAATTGTCCGATTAGCGGATTCTTATACGGGGGATTCAACCATACTCTGCCATACCAAGGTTGCACCAATCCGTCAACATCTTTTGTGTAGCACGTGTCAGCAGTATAGAATTCCTCACATGGAGCACACGGGTCTAAGTCAAAATGGCCTAATTTAGCAATCAGCGTTTTAGGCGTGTACCATTCGTCAGTTCGGGAGATAGAACGTTCAAAGGATGTATTCATATCGGTAGTGGTTAAAAAGGCACGATTTCGTCGGGGTCGGCTGGCGAGAACGGGTCGGTGGATAATTCGTAATTAGGCAAATCTACGAATGATTGTTGCTCCGCGTTCTCCTGCCAATTATAGTTAATGACTTCGTAAGGGTCGGATTTCAAACGGTTGGATTCTATCTCAAACCACAGCTTTATAATCTTCCCCATAGCTGAACCTTTGTCACGCCACTTGGCAATCTCAATTATATTGGTACAACCACTTGAAGATATGTCGTTTATTTTGTCCTTTGACAAAGCTCCCTGCGCTTGCATTTCAAAAGTGTCAGGATATATCCTATGAACAATAAGAACGTTTTGAGCATAGTTAGCGATATTGCCACTGCCCGAAATACTATCGCAGTCTAACCATTGACGCTGTTTGTTGGGGTGCGCGACCAAATGAATGTGGCAATTCAATTCCCTCGCAAGGTTTGTCAATTTGTTTAGCAACTTCTTTTGATTCGACCATTCATCCCTTTCTCCCAAGTCGTCAAGTTCAATAGTCATGAGGTTGTCAAGCGCAAGTATTTGAAATGGCCATTCCTTATATAGCTGCCGTATCTTATCTTCAAGGTTAAGAATGTCGCCTTGATATACATTGTTGTATATCCGTAAATATTGGTCTATCCACGGTTCAATCTTTTCAACGATAGGTGCGGGAGTAAAATAGAAATCGTTAAATCGTGACTTCTGATTAAACTGCTTTCCACTTAACTGAAGCATCATCCATTGCTTGGTTTCTCCCTCTGACAGCTCACGACTTATCAAAGCGCAACGTGCGCCACGGTTAGCCGCACCTAACAAGACTTGATTAAGAACCGTAGACTTTGCGCATCCACGCCTACCAGACCACACGGTAATTTGGCCCAACTTCTGCCCTATAACAATGTCATCCAACGTTTTTATCCCAAATGGGATATAATCATCCACAGACAATTCAACTTTCTTTATTTCAGACATCCTTTTCCACGGCTCGCCTTTTTCCGCAGTTACAGGTTCGGGCTCAAATGGTGGTCGTACACGGTAGTAATTCTGCCTATGCACATACTCAGCATAAGTCGCTTTATCGTATGCAGAAGGGTCAAAATGAAGTCTAAAATCACGAAAAGTCAGATGCTTGTGCGATTGGTGCAGGCACACGAACTGATAGCCGCCGTTGCGGAAAGCGAACACGCAGCTATCGGGAGCTTTATGAGATGATTCAAAGGGACATTCCGCCAGCACGTATTTAGTGTAGTCGTTCGTCACGGTCTTTTTGGCGACCTTGATGTCGTATTTCTCCAAAAAAGCCTCCAAATCGAAACTATCGGAGCCCCGGTAATGGTTCTGCTTCGACGGCGTTTCGGGGGTGGGGATTAAGGATGCTATTTTTTGGATGTACACGATGTCCGTCGGCTTGACTTCCTCAGGTGCCCGGACAATGTACGCCATTCTGTGGGGACGTTCTTTTGTATTCGCCCCTTTTCTATTGACAGAATAGTAAAGACGGCACAACCTCGCAGGGTTCCCTACGACGCCATCTATATGAACTCTTTCATCAGAGAATAGCATACCAAGAGCATCCAAAAAATCTTTTACGAGCTTACGGTTAACTTCGCTATTCTCCAGCTTGACACGGTACATGACATGGATGCCAGAGCCGGAGCAGCACACCACAGGCTGCTCGAAGTTGGCGTCGCGCAAGTAGGCGTAGACCTCATTGGCTTTCTTTTTGGCGTATGAAAGTTCTTCATCAGTGCTTGCTGTACCCGAAGTACGCTCAACATCAATATCGACCATTATCCAATCGTACCCGACAATATCCTTATCGGCTGTCGTTTCACGTGGTTTTACGACAAACTTGTTGCTTTGCTGACGGCTAAAACAAGCGTCGTTTATACGGTTAAGGACAAAGTATTGATTGCAATGCTCATACGGCTTCAACGCTTCAATGATTGCGTCAACATCCTTAAAGTAGCCAGAGTATGTCTTGCTTGTGGCGGGGTCTATAAGCCTTATCTCCACAAGATGCTGATTGTCCTTGAAAATGTCATACCACCTTCTTAGACCTGATATTTGGTCGGAGGTCATGGCTTAACCTCCTTATATCTGATAATGATAGTTTCGGTCATTATATAGCACTGTGTTATATCGCACTGTGTTATGAAAAAGAGATTGGGAACGATGCACAGTGCCGACATCTACGAAACGGGAGCGACCCATCCGCTCCCAAATCTCTACGCAAAACTAAACAATCTTTTTCACTTATGCAATACCTACTGCCAATAATCCTCGTTACCATCGTCTTTTTTCACCAACACATCCTCTCCGCTCATAATCTTATCATAAAGATACTTCTCGTTATCCCGGTTATGGTATGCGCCCTCGTAAACCTTTGTCGCGTTGGCCGCCGACTTTATCAGCCAATCGAATGTGCATCGCCAATCGGTGTTTGCGTTCCCGCAAAGAAAACTGCTTGACCCTACCAATTTGAAAATCTTATATAGGTCGCCTATGGTCAGCTCACCTTGATTCATGCAAGACTTGAGCTTACGTTTGCGCTGTGGAGTCCATCGCGTAATTGGCGGCAATGTGGGACAACTCTCGGCCCATTTCTTAGATACATCGTCGTAGTCAATGGAACTTAAAGTTTCAGGTTTCTCGCCCTCGATTACTTTCGGTTGGTTGGTCGGCCGATACTCGGACTTGTACACAAGCGGGAGTATAAGTTTCTGTCCCTCGTCTATGTTGACTTGGACGGCACCTTTGTCAAACAATGACCTTAGCGTAGCATCGCACTCTTTCTTTGTTATCTCCAATGCGGTAGCCAATGCGCCAGAGCGGACGTTCACGCCCAATTCAGAGCGTGGGTAGCTGTCAATCTCTATAAGCACTACTTTTTCCAACCATGTCAGGTCTTGGTTTTCCCACAAGGACATGGGGATTGCAATGTATCGGTTTTCTCGTTTCATAGTTCGTCCTCCATTTTCTTTAACTCAGCCTCAAGAGCGTCAATAATGATTTGTAACATGAACGGCTGCATGGTAAACGTTGTTCGTGTTCGTTTCCCATTACGTGCGTACAATGACAATTGATATGGATATTTCACACATTCGTATGGAGCCCCGTTGTCATCGTAAACTTCTTTTAACGACTTGTGGGCTTCTACCAAATCGTCATACTTGCGCAACTTGTCGCGACTTTTCAATAAATTTTTCAGTTTCATATCTTTTCTTTTAATCGTTTTATCGTTTCATTTTTATCCCACAGCATGGCAAACATGAATCCTATTACACTCGGATATACGCTGAAGCTAAAATTGATGTGCTTGAAGATGTTGTTTATGACGCAGCATGCAACCATGGTCAGCGTCAGCCACCCAATCATCTTCAGAAAACTCCCGTACCGCTCCCAAAACGTTGACTTTAACTTGACGGGAGGGAACAATATTTTGTAGTAGTCGCTTTTTTCGTTCCATATCGAGTACTCCACTACTCCGAGCTCAGGCGTTGACGTCGTGTAGTCGCCGGGTGTCACATATCCGTCCTCGTCTAACGTTTGTTTGACGAAATGTTTATATATGTATGTATCACGAGAGCGCGGTGTGATATACAAAGGTTTATTATAAGTAAGATGGGTCTGAACGAGGTCAACCCACAAATAATCCGTTAAACACATTTTTTCTTCGTCCTCGTGTGAGTGCGTATTGTTTATGCAAACTATTTTTAATTGTTTCATGTTGTTTTATTAACGTTAATAACTACTCCTCATCAAGTTTCTGTATCTCGTCATAGAGGGCGTTAACGATGATTTCCTTGATGTAGTCGGGAAGCTCATTTACACTATATAAATAAGAACCATTGCCTCCGGCCTTGACAATTACATTTTTGTCAAAGTAATCTTTCCACTCCTGTAGCTCGTCATATTTTGCCAACTTCTCACGGTTGGCGAGTAAATCTTTAATTTTCATATTCATTTTTTTTGGGGTTTTATAGTCATCCGGCCAATAATCCTCGTCAATCACCTCCACAATGGAGTTCTCAAACACTTGGAATCCCACGGGCTTGCGTTGGGGCTCTTTGGTGAAGTCGTGACGATGATAGACGGTTATTCTGCAGAACTTGACCGTTTTCTCCCAATGCTCGCCGTTGTCGGTTATGGAAATTTGAATTATCGGCATGGCTTTCCTATGTCATTGCGGTTTATTATATACTCTACCCAACCAATCGGGACTGTTATGTAGTTTTGCGACTTATATGTCACGACCTTTAACCACCACCCGAAAAACCAAAACTTGTGTAATACCCAAGCATCAGCATAATATCCATCTAACTTGTGATGAATGGATATTCTATCGCCCGGTCTTATTGTCAGCTTTCCCATATCACTTCTTTTTCAGCCCCTCCACAACCGCTTTAGCAACCTTGACGGCATACTCGGCTATTCTTTCCGGGTCAACTCCATAACTCTTTTCCAAACTCTTGACTGCTATCTCTTTTGCGAGGTCGGCGGTGTATTGCTCCCATTTATCGCAATTTCCGATATTTTGCGACAAATTGCGCAAATGTTTTTCTTCGCTTAAAATCTGCAAGGTTTCTGCGGATTCGGGAGCAGCAAGGCTGTTTTTGTCCTCGGTCGACTCGGTATAGGGTTGTAACTCATCTTCTGATACATCATAGCAAACATCGCCAATCATATAGGTGTACTTACCCCACACCTTCTGATAATATCCGTCTTGTGTAATAACGTGTACTCCACCCTGAAACCAAACCTTGTCTCCTTTGTGATACTTTGGCTTCGGCTCTTTCGCCCCGTCCTCGACCTTGATTAGGTATTTGGTGGGGATAGAAAGGAAGTGGTTGCCATAGGCCCGTATTATGGCACGACTGTCAGTTACATTGACCACGGTGTTCTCAACCTCTGTAAATATATGGTCTGAGCCGCTTACATAATCTTTCGGTATATTCTCTCTGACGCGCACCTTGTCGCCTACTTTGATTTGTTCCATGTTATTTTTTAATTAGTTAATTCTCACCTTATCTCCGCAAATAGGACAGATGATAAAACGATGAACACTCAAAAATCCAAGCTCTATCTCCACGTCGTATTTGCTGAATCGCAGGAGCGCCAAACAGCATTGACAGCGCACTTCCTTTGGGGATTCAACAACCTCTATCATATCTTCTCGTATTTCAGCCCGAAAGCCCACCTAAGCATGATGCGCTTGAATTGGGATATGGGTTTGTAAACGGGTATTCTGCTCATTGTCGGCTCATGGATAAGCTGACCTATCTGGTCGGGGAGCTTGCAGTTGTAGACAGCCGCTTTCCAACCGACTATATCTCGTTCTTTTTCTTTGATTTTATTTTGTCCTATCATATTGTCATTGTTTTTCGTTGTTCATTCTCTCAAAGTGAAATACTATCGGCTTGCTGACACGCTCAATAAGACCATACGCGAGCGACATACGCCCTTGAAAAGTCTTGCAGAGCGAATCGCATTGGTCTTGGATTTCGCGTCTGAAATGCTCTACGGAGAGCGTTCCTTTGCGGAAGTTGCAGGCTCGGCAAGCGGGCATGAGGTTGTCAATGTCATCAGACCCGCCTTTATGCTTCGGATGCACATGGTCTACCTGCATATCCTTGCAGTCTATCTCTTTGCCGCAGTAGGCGCAATGGCCGCCGCATTTGTCATAGACAATCTGTCGTATTTTCTTCGGTATGCTCATTCTTTTTCGTTGTCAAGGAGTTGGAGGGCGTCGGAAATGCCATCCGATAACGCTTGTTCATAGATTAGATAACCTCTATATCCCTCAGCTATACAGCAGCCGACAATAGGTAATACCTTGTAATACCAATCGCCGTCAAGGTCAAAATCCACAAGTATATGCAGCTTCTTTTTCTCCCTCAGCCACTTCTGGGCTTGCCATAAGGTCGGAGCGGATGCAGTGCTATATTTGCTATTTTGATGTCGTATACAAGAATATACATCCGTAAGCTTAAACTTATCCCCTATAATGCTTTTTCGGGCATAGTAGCGGTCGCACGGCTCATCGAAGCCGCACGCTTTGAGAGCCTTTGAAAGCTCGTAGGAGCAATAATCAGTTGTTTCCATTAAGTTCCGCAATCTTATCTGTCGCTTCTTTCAAATTTTCCATATTAAACGCCATAAGCAAGGCATCAGCAGCCTTTATCGCGTCTTCCGCTATTTGAGGATAATATTTCTTGCGACTTACTACATCATCAAATACGTTAGGGTTACTTAGTAATCCTTGCATCGCCATAGCCGCTATCTTCCTCCGCTCGGCCTCGGTGTTAATTTCCAATATTTTATCAAACTGTTTATCGCAATTTGCGGTTTCTTGCGATAAGTTGCGATGTTCGTTATTTTTAACTCCCCATTCCTTTATGGGACTTAAATCCCAATAGAGGTTAAGGGGTTCTTTTTCGTGTTCAGCACCCTTGCTGTCGATGTAGGAAACAAAGTCCAATACATCACTACGGGTTGTTGAACCTCCGTAGGAGATAACCTCAACGATTTCTCCCGTCTTTCTGATTCTGTATTTATTATTCATCTTTATTTTACGCGCATAACGCGCTGTGTTATTTTACTTTATCGCCCAAAGTTTAAATAAGCAGGTTTTATCATGCTTATTTCGACTTCTCGGTTTAGTACCATTCAACATAGTGTCCTTGAGATTCAAGGTATTTGCCAAGTCGTTCGGCACTGCTCCATTTGCTATATTTCTCAATAGTTCTCCATCCATACCATACTTTCTTTTGTACGGCATAGCAAGAATCTCCTAAAAGATTCTCCATTTCTCCTACTCTATATCTTTCCATCTTTCTCGGTTTTAGGGTTAACTATTTCCAATATCTGCTCCAACTGAGTGTCTGTCAGGTTGTCGAAGTTGATTTTGCGGCATCCAGCAAGCATCATATTCCTTGCTATCTCCTTGCTGACATTCTCAATATCTTCTTCGGTCGCGGGGCGGGCTGATGTTATATTCCATGCGTCAATCGGATACTTATAACCGGTGCTTTTACGATATTTTGAGCCGCCTGCGATTATATTCGCTTTCAGCACCTTCTCTACGGTGACTATCCTCTTGGCCCACATACTCGTAACAAGCAGTTTATCGCCTACTTTGACGTTATCCAATATCCCGTTCATTTCTCACCTCCTTTCTCAATCCCGTTCAGCTTGTAGCCGTAATTTATGAGCCATATAATCATCTGTACAGCGCACTCGATAAGGTCGGGCGCATACATAGGCACATCGTCTACCCTGCTTTTCTCGTTGTGCTTCTTTGGCTTGTAGTACAAGCACCACTGATTGCCGATTACGGATTCATCGGAGTCCTCGTAATAGATGCTTATACGGTATGGATAACCGTCAATCTTTATCTCTTTCGGCATGAGTCCAAGCAAACAGCCGAGGCTCCATGCAGGAGTAATATGTATGCGGCTATCGCCAAATCCATATCCTATGAGGGTATTATATTGCTCTTTGTGAGTGTTGCAAATAGGTTTGTCGGTGTTGTTTACACAATCATCAATATGTTGGTAACACATATCCGCACTCTCAGCCGGAACGCCACATTTAAGCAGTCGTGTCGATTGTTCTCGGGTAGTTGCTGTGTTCGTTTTCATCGCTCTAAATCTGTTTTGTGGCACGGGCAGTCCGGGTCGTGGGTGATGCCGCCAATCGCCCATTTCCCATTTCCGCTATCATATTTCAGATAGCGATGCCCTTTATAATTAAACTCAGTTATATCTGATGCCATACCATCATCAATCTGTTCTTGTGTCTTTTGTTCCTCGCACCCCGTCAGCGCAACGGCGCACAGGGCGAGAAAAGCTAATGTAAGTTTCGTTTTCATAAGTCAAATTTCATTTGCGCCGTGGACGCTTTTACACGTTCAACGGCAATGTTATAGTATTCTTCCGTAAGTTCAATCCCCACACCTTTTCGATTGGCATTTGCACAAGCCACCATCGTAGAGCCGCTTCCCATCGTAGCATCGAGCACACAGTCACCCTCGTTGGTGTAGGTCTTGATTAGATATTCGAGCAACGACACGGGGTTTTGGGTTTGATGTAAGTATTTGCCATGTTCCTTGGCGAAGCTCAGGATTGAGTTTGGGTATTTCTCGTTGGTTATAACTGGTTCTGTCTGCTTGAAACTGCCATAACAACCGTTTTTTCCAAAGACCGTTCCGTTACCAACTTTGCCTCTGCTATGGACTTTATTCCCAATTGACATTTGAGGATTGTATATCGGTTGAGTCCGATAGAACACAATAATGTCCTCATGTATTCTCAAGGGCTTGCGGTTCGCATCCAAGAATCCCGTCGGCCGGTTTATTTTGTCCCACACCAAAGAGTAGCGGTACAAGTCAGGTCTGCTCATCATAAGCTTGGCAGAGAACAAACCCTGACCGAAAAGCACGATGGCGGCATTTTGTTTACTCACACGGAGCAGTTCGGGCCATAATGCGTCAAGGGCTATCTCGTTGTCCCATTGCGCGTGCTTGTTGCCTTTGTTCAGACAACCATACGGCAAATCCGTAAGTATCATATCCACGCTTCCGTCTGCAAGCGTTGGCAGCACTTTGAGGCAGTCGCCGTGGATAAGTCTAATATCTGATAGGGCACAATCTGTCATTTGTCAATTATGGTATTAAGTTCGTCCTGAGCTTTCTTAAACTCCTCGTCCGATAGCTGGCGGTCGCCATCCGGGAAGTATTTATCCCAAACGGCCTTAACTTCCGCCACCTTATCTTTCTTTGCTCCTATAAGGCGCATCAGCTTACGTCGTTGTTGTCTGTTCATTGAAATCGAATAAGTTTTTTGGCTTCTCGTCGGGTAAATATCTGCCTACAGTAGCAAACATCTTGCGTAATGCCTCCCGATAAGTGACGCCGTTGTTAGTATAATTCATTACCATATTATAGTACTTCGGCTCAAGCTGATAAAGCAAATTAAAACGGTCATCGTCTTTGAACACACTTCCGTATGAACAAGCGACACAACCAGTCCTTTTCGCCCCTTTGTAGTATATGTCTGGAATTTCAACATTGAATCTTTTAATATAATTCCAAATGTCTTGTTCTGTCCATATTGAGAGTGGCATAGATACATTCTCCCTCCTCCCCCCATTTTCAGCGAACACATTGCATCCGCCATTACGGATATATTGTGTTTCACGTAATAAGCTTTCACTTGCCATAGTGCCTAATATCATGCTTCGTCCCGTTTCCTTGCAAAATTTGGCTACAGGGCGTTTCTTCATGTAGTCACAGCAACAGTTGTCAATGTTGTAAGGCTCATCTATCAAATACATCCAACGTTTGTTTAGCTTGAACATTGATTTGGGATTTTCAATACCCAACGCCTTTCTTGCCTTTACAGAGTTAGGGTTGACTTTCACGGCGTGGACATTTTCACTGACTTCTTTTGAAACCATAGGGAACGCCAATGAGTAAATTTGGCGTGCATTCATTTTTGGGCGCAACAAAACAACGTTGCCGCCATCTCGCTTGTATTTGTTCACAAATTGGATGATTGAGGGCCATTCCATAGTTGTATTGCAAAAAACAGCGAGAATATCAGGGAACAATCGCTTGCAGAGATGGAGAAGGACAGTTGAATCCTTACCGCCACTCCAAGAAACAGCGACCTTATCAACGCCACCGAGTTTGCTTACAAATGATTCTATGGTAGCGATTGAGTGGTCTATCTTTTGTTCCAACGACCATCCTTGGCGTTCTCTAAGTTCCTCTCTTGTCATCATCATACGTTTACAATGCCATCGGCATACAAAGAATAACTCTGTCGGGATTGATAGAATCCTTAATCACGATGGGACGCGAAGCGTCGGTCAATTCCACCGTGACTTCTTCGGAACTGCAAGCGCCAACGCAATCCAAAAAGAATTTTGAATTAACGCCGAACACAATCTCGGCATTTGATGTGCATGAAAGCGTTTCTACGGACTTTTGCAACTTATCCATGTTGTCGGCCTGAACATCCATTGCGAGAGCGTTTACCTTGATTTTCACCAATTGGCTGTTAGGAGCGAAAAGGGCAGCACGCTGCATTGATTCAACGAGGTCGGACTTGTCACACACAATGTCAATTGAATGGGATTGCGGTATAGCTCTTTGGTACTGCGGGTAAACGCCCATAGTTTGCAATGTAAATATCGTTGTGGCGCCTATTCTGTATGACACATTACGTTCCGACACTTTTACGATTACGGATTCCTGTCCCTTGCACGCCTTTACGAGCGATGAAAACACCGCTGGCTCAATGTACCATTCCACATCGGGATTGTCGACATCTACGGATTTGGAGTCAATAAACATCTTTCGCGTATCAGTTGCGCACACAGTGAACACGCCACCCCTTCATTATCGCACGAATGGGTTTTATTTGCGGTCGCAAAACATCGTCACCGACGAAATTCTTTGCGGCTACGATAAACTCTGCTAATACAGAAGCCGGGATGCTTACATCGGTTGTTTCATCGTCCTGCTTCGGTTCCACGAACTCGTCGTTCGGCAATGTCATAAAAGAAGCAGTGCCTCTTCCATGCTTTACAGTAAGCTGTCCATCGCTTATCGTCAAAGTCAAGGTTTCTCCCTTAGTCTTAACTACGAAAGCGGTAAGAATCGCACAATCCACAAGGAACTCTCCGTCTTGGTCTATGCTTTCGGCCTCGACGTATTTCCTGATTGATGTTTCAGTATCAGTGGGCTGCATCCTGATTTTGTTGCCCTTTGTGACAAACTTGATGTTGTTGAGTATGGACAACGGAGTTTTCTTTGAGGCCAACGGAGCCAATTCCATCAACGCCTCACTTAACACTGAACGTGATATTGTTATCTGCATAAAATAAAAATTCCTTGCTTTCGTCGGGCGTCTTGCACTCACCCAACTACTTACAAGGATTATACGTTTTTCCATCCACAGGTGCAAGCTGTGACTTTGTATCGGCAAAGATAATACAAGTTTATGACTTTTCCAAGAGAATTCTATAAATTTCTTCCAAAAGTTGCCGATTGCTCAAATTCGGAATGTCATCTATCTTCTTTTGACGTATCTCTTGCTTTTGTTTTCTGAGCTCTTGTGTTCAAGTCTTATTGATTCGTTGTTCAAAAATTCGTTGTTCAAAAAAGCGAATCGGTGCGCTTGTGTTGGGTCTTCATTGAACCGGCCGTCAATCATACCGCCGTATGGATTTAAACAATTGTATGACATATCACTCAACGTTTTCAAAATCATTATCCTTAATAGCCATGACGGTCATGACGCAGTAGCAGGCAAGGTCTTTCAACGTGTCATAAACACTCTCGTCGGGGACTTCATTCTTTGCCCCAAGCAAAAGGTTCTCCAAACGGTTGAACTTGTCCGATATTCTTGTCAAAGCGGATATGAGCCCGTATTTGCGAACCGAAATGCTAAAACTGTCGCCGTATGTCGCGTTCTTGGCTTCATAGGTGCCAACCATCTCGTTGACGATAGCTTGGAATCGCACAACATTGGGATTCACCGGGTTCTTTGGAACAGGGGCGGCGAGCTTGCTCAACCATTCAGGGCGAAAGTCCGCAGACAACCCATAACCCCCAAGTGCCACTCTGACGCATCCGTTGGCTGGGTTGGGATTTTCCACCACTGTGCCCTTATAACCCATGTATTCACATCTATGAATATCCGTGTCGATGACTTGTACCCTGTCGCCGACTTTAAGCTCTGACTTTGGTGGCTCAACGGTGTATGCCACTCCATAAGGGGCTTGTTCCTCGCTCATGGCTGCCCGAAGTTTTTGAGTATGTATTGTGGGTCAAACTCGTCAATCCTACCGTCGGAAAGACGCAACAGCACGTTGCCATTGTCAAGAAACGCCTTGACTTGTGCATGTTCCTTTACCGATGAACCGCTCTGTAGCAGAACGCGGTCGCAAAATTTTAAATCTGAAATGTTCATGTACCTAAATTTTAATTTCCATAGCCCTCAAACTCCAATGCAGCTTTACGGGCCTCGTTTAATTTATCGACTATTACGGACACTGAAGCATCCTTGGCTACCTCGGCGAAAGCATATCCTTGATGCGTCAAAAATACCGTCCCGTTTCGCTCAACCACCTTGAAATCCGACTTGATGTTGTTCATTTCGGTCTTTCGGGCCTCATTCTTGTGGTCATTCCACCATTGTACCAGCTTGCTCATTCTCTTGTTCATTTTCCTGTTCGTAAATTTCCTCGTATTCCACATCTTGAGCATCTGCCATGTCGCGGAGATGACGTTGTGGACTGTAATAGCTATCAATATAGCCAAATCCCGTGTTTGCCACGGGGATTCCGTTTATATAAATCACGCTCATAATATCATATAGGTTCATTTAACTGTTCGCACAATTCTTCCGCACACAACTCTGAATACTTCCAATCGGCATCCGAGAAATTTCGGATTATTACGTAATGGTCGGGATAGTGACGGAACTTCTTGATTACTAAACATATTCCTAATGGATTTAATTTCTCCACCTCAAAATAACAGTCGTTCGGCGACACTGTTCGCCCTAACTCCTCACAGATGTGAAATTCATCTTCCATTGATTGAATTTCGTTGGTATAATGAACATACTGCCACACGCACAATACTGCCAATGCGACTATCGGTATGCTCATAAGCACAATTACGTTTATATAGTCCTCCATGTCAAAAAAATGTTAGTTGTTGTTCTTGATTTTCTTTATCAATGAATAATTTGTAAAAGATATGATATAATACATCGACCACGATAGAATTGCCTGCCAATGCGTAAATCGCCGTGTTTGATATTCCACAGGTACAAATTGCCTTAATGTCATCCTCTGAAACGGCCATTAAGCGCAAACACTCCGATGGCATGAGCTTGCGTATGCGCCACAACCATCCGTCCTTGACGTAATACGCCCTGCCGCTTTCGGAGTCAACCAATACTTGGTCGTTCGCCATTTCATGCTCATCACATAAAATGGAGGAGGGTAAAAATGTATTATCTACCAGCTCTTTCACATAATTGTTACGTTCAAACGCCGACGCCTTCACGCACGGTGCAATCTCCGATTCGCCGCCCTCAAAATAGCCATGAGGAAGCGACAGGATGACGGGCTCGAGAACTTTCGGCATCCTATTGCCGCCTGCACATGTGTCAAGGTTTGGAGAAATGCCGTTGATGTCGTATATTCGCCCAGACTGCGGATTGCCAGAGCCGGGATAGAGTTGCATTATCTCCCACAAGCATGGTTGTCCCGCTTTTGCATCATGCGCAGTCAACGTGGGCGCCACATCAAAATTAATGCTCCTATATCCCCTGAATTCCATTTTACGGCATAGGGGATGCAAACTTATGCCAATGATTGGCATCTGAACATACGGGTCTGTTTCACGTTGCCCGTATCGAGCCAAGATGGTACTCGCGATGCCGTCTTGTTTGCAGAATTGAGTCTTAAACCCACATCCCTCGGATTGTTTCTTGTCGCAATGTTCAATAACTCGCGACAATTGCTTAGCTGTTAAATAATAACTTTCAGGCACGGTTGGTTCAAGATAATCTTTCAACCGTTTCTCCAATTTGAACGGTTTGGGGAAATAATACTGGTAGGTGCAGTCAAGTATTGACACCATGAATAAACGTTCACGGTGCTGAGCTACGCCATAGTCACGGGCATCAAGAACTGAACAAAAATTTGTATATCCGTAGCTTTCCAGCTCGTGCTGCCATTTATTAAAAATTTTGACATGCTTGCGGTTCTTGACGGCCGCGACATTCTCAAATAGGATATATTTGGGCCTCTTGGCGAGAATCGCCTTACGACACTCCCACAACAATGACGAGCGAGTATTGCTGCCCTCCAAACCGCCTTTGCCTCTGCCAGCGACGGAAAAATCTTGGCAAGGCGACGACATCGTGAATATGTCAAAATCAGGCACAGCCACCCAATCTATGTGACGTATGTCGCCGAAGCACGGTACGGCTCCATGTACGGATTCATACGCCTTGATGGCCGTTGATTCTATTTCCGATGTGCCGACATAATCAAACTCAACCTTATTTGGGTAATTGGCAAACAAGCGTTTCAAAGCCATTGCTTGCGCACCAATCCCGCTAAAAGCCTCAAACACTCTTAGTTTCATCCCCATAAATACAAATCGGTTAGAATGGCAACGAGAAACATCATCGAGCGATTACGGTCGCCGAAAAGAAGCCAAAGGATGTAATCTTTATTCATAGCTCACATGGATAATAAGTGAAACAATTCTGAAAACGCTCATGCACGAGGTCTATCACATTTTCCTCCCAGCACGGCACAAAATTCACGATGGCAAAGCTGTCATGCTCTATGATGTAGTTGTTTAGGAACTCGGACGCCGAGCATTTGTAAGTGGTGCAATTGGGAGCGCAAAACATCTCGTCTGCAAGGATGTCTATTGCATGATAGGACTTAAAATCGACAAAGAAAAAAGACTGCGCGTTGTAGCCGCAACCGAAATCATAAATAATAGTGTCCTTGGGAAGCATCTTTGAGAGATGCCAATAGTATTGTACAAAGCCCATGAAACCGCAGTTAATACTGGCTGAGGCATCGCCGGAGAAAACTTTGTCTATCTGCTCTTTAGGTATTATACCACATAGATAATGTGACAGCTCCTCATTGGTTGGGTTCAGGGGGTCGGAGAACTCCATAGCAAACAAAATCCCCGAATGGGGCCGTTACACACCCAAACGAGGCTTTAGAAGGTTAAACTTGCGGTAACGGACGCAAATATAGTCTTAGTGGCGGGAGCAGGAATCGAACCTGCGACCTCTGAGTTATGAGCACAGCGAGCTTCCGACTGCTCCATCCCGCGATGTTGTTTTGTACGGCAAAGTTAACAACTTTTTTCGTAACGACAAAAAAATCCACGCTATTTTCAACAAACGGCGTGGAAAAATTACTTAAATAACCTAAAATTAATACCTATGGAAACAAAAAGCAAAGATATGAAAAACGGACGACTTTCACAAGCCATCCGCATAATTAATCACTTAAATCCAATATTATGATGAAAGAATTGCTATTTAGCTTTGACATACTCCCACGGCTAAAGCGCGTGGGATTCTTGTGTGCAAACGCAGGATGCCGTATCAGATACGGTCTTACTCCCGCTCCACAATTCGGAGATGCCCCTCCGAAGTATATTCTCAGCCGCATTGAGGTCGCGGTCGTTTACCTTGCCGCATTCGGGACATACCCATTCGCGGTCGCTAAGTTTCAATCCTTTGTTCACATATCCACACTCGCAAGTTTTTGAGGACGGATAGAATCTATCTATCTTATGAACCGTCACGCCATACTTTCGTGCAATGTGTTCAAGTCTGCCGACAAATTCAGCATGAGCCAAATCCGACATCTTGCGTCCCCACATTCTCGTCATGCCGAGCAACGATAAATCTTCAATGAAGATATAATCATATTTGCGGCACAACTCATGTGCGAGCTTCCACTGAAAAAACTCGCGTTTGTGAGTGATGTTCTCGAACTCGCGGCACACATCCTTGCGTCTGCGCTGTCGGTTATTCGAGCCTTTCTTGCATTTGGATAGTGAGCTGGATTTGCGCCTAACGTTGTCAAGGTCGGATTTTAAGAACTGTGGATTCCTTACGGTCGTACCGTCCGATAAGGTCATATAGGTCTTTAAGCCGAAGTCAATGCCTACGGATGCACCATTGTGTGTCTTTCCGTATGCTTTCGGGTCTGCGTCCGTTGTGATTATCAGATAGTATTCACCGAGTCGTGAACGCTTGATTGCGATTCGTTTAACCCTGCCCTCATAAGGCCGCGAATAAGAGAATTTGAAACGCTTCTTGATTGTATTCACCGTCAATGCGTTCCCGTTCAAAGAGAATCCTCCCTGCTTATAGACAATAGAACAGAAGTCAATCGCTTTTCTGAATTTAGGAGGCCGTTTTGCCAGCTTCTTAAAGAAACGTTGATATGATGTATCAAGGCGTTCAAGAATCTCTTGTGTCGTCTGTGAATGTAGCAGAGTGCGTTTTATTCTCTTTGCATAATGCTTCTGCATCGCATTCTTTGAGATAAACTTACCAAACAGCGAATAATACCTCTTCTGCAATGCAAGGGAGTGATTCCATACAAAGGAAGCCTCTCGCAGCATAGCCGAGAGATGCTTATTCCGCTTGGAATTATAGAGCTTATATTTGTACGAAATCATATACAAAGATAGTGATTAATTAACAGATATGCAAATTATTAACCAACCCAAAACGGACTGTCGATATGAAATATGCCATATACTTTACCATTCGTAGCCGTCGTATTCGGACGGCTTTTGTTGTTGTTCTGTTGTTTGTTCTTTATTTTCCTTGGGAGTGAACCATCCCTCTTCGTCGCGGATTTCCTTGGCCAAGCCTATCTGATGCTCGCCGTAGTTAGTCCGCACGATGACTTCATGGCTGTTGCCGAAAGGATCCAAGAACTCTGTCTTGCGGAAGCTGAACTCAACGTATTTACGGCCCGTCATCCTATCGGTCTTGACGTCCTCCGGCTGTATGCTGTCAAGAAACAGCTTACCGTCACAAAAAATCTGTGTCATATTGTTTGTGTAATCTGCTTTTGGCGCTTCGACCATCACGAACGCATGTCCGAGCTTGTTTGACAAGTCAAAGTAACCGAGCGACTTCGCCCTGTCCACATTTTTGTTGTTTCGGTAAACCAAGCCGAATTTATGCGTGCGCAATTGAGGGTTCGGAGGTATCTCATTCATTCGGAAGCGGATAAACCAAGAGCCATTTGCGGTATGTCCAATCTGCGCGTCGTCGCATGGGATTACAAGGCACGTTTTCTCCACGCCGTTAACCATTTCTTGCTTCTCCATGCAAAACGGCAGCTTGGATATGAAAAACGTACACATGTAATCAGCCATACAAATCAAAGGATTGTCAGTTCGGGATAATGCTTGTCTGCCGACAAGGTGACTACCTGTCGTCCGTGGGTATCAGGAATCTCCGATGTGAAATGCTCAAAGTCATCAATGAACACCGGCACATTCACACCGTATCGCTTGCACAATGCGTTGCTGATGTCAATTCCTATTATAGTCTTGTTGGCATGGTTGGTGCTGCCTCGGTCTACGCTGTTTATCGTCAGGGTACAAGTGTCCACCAACGCACCAGACTTGGCGATTTCGACCATCTCGACATGGGAATGTTCAAGGTACTCATTCGCACGGTTGCGGACGGTATCGGCCCATTCACGCTCGCGCTCAATAAGGTTGTTCAAAATGCCCTCCCATTTGGCCAACTCAACGCCTGTGTTGCGTTTGTTGTCCTCATAACTCTTGATGTCGCGCATACATTTGTCATGTGTGTCACGACGCACCACAATCTTGGTCAACGCCTCGATGTCCTGAACCAACTGTCGGCTTTCATCTTGCAACTTTGCGGAATTCACGGTGGGTACTTCGGTCAACGAAGCCTCCTTGTCCTCAACCAACTTGAGTATGGACTTCGCTTCCTCTGTATTTTCAAAAGAAACGAAGTCCGCTCTTAATTTATTGATTTGCTCCGTGATTGCGGCCGTATCAATATATGCGGGTATCGCGTTGTTTATCGCATGCTTCTCGGACTCCAACTTTGCGAGTCGGGACTTTTGTATTTCAAGGCGCTCCACGGTCTTTTTACCACGTTCCACTATCGGAGCCCGCTGCTTGTCTATGTCCTCGTAGAACTTAGTGCGTAATTGGGCTATTTGGTCGGCGGGTAGTTCCTGTCCGCAGTTGGGGCAAACGGTGTCTGAGAACTCTCGGCTTTTCATCTCCATGTTTTGCTCACGCAGCTTGGTGACTTCTTGCTCCAAATACTCAATGTCCTCTCGGCACATCTTGATTTCCGCCTTGCGGTTCGCCACAGTCTGTTCATTGCTCTTGATTATGCGCTCGATTTCTGCATTGTTGTCCTCGGCCTTAGACAATTGGTACTCCAACAGCATAACTGCATTGCGGAGTTTAGCATTGTAAGCGTCCTCCGCATCGTTATATTGGTTTTTTAACGCACGAATCTCGGCAAGCTCGTTGTTGCGCTTCTCCACATAAGGTTTGTTGGCCTCCTCCAAGCCGAGGATTTCCTTGTTGATTTCCTCAATGCGGGCCTTCTTTTCGGCAATTTGGCGTTCTGCGTCATCAACTGGGCCTAAATCGGGCAGTTGGCGGTTGGTAGCCTTGATGTCCGCCTCTATTTCCGCAATCTGCTGCTTGAGCGGAGCAATCTGTTGACGCATATATTCCTTGGCCTTCTCACTGTCCTTATACTTCTCCAAGTATTGCAGGGCCGATGTATAGTCACCCTTAAACTCGCTTTCGTCTATGCTGCCGACGATTTCGGCAAAGTGCTTGCGCAAGTCACGCCAATCAAGCATCTGATAATAACGAATGTCAATGGCAAGTTTCAGCTTCTCCACATCCATGCCGAACACCTCGACGACCTTGTCGCGATAAGTGGCGGCCGACACCTCCAAGTCGTCAACATAGAACTTATACTCGTCGGACTTGTCCTTGACATATTCCGAGCTACCGCGAGGACGAACCCACTTCGGCTTTGCCTGACGCTTGAACAGGTATTCAACACCGTCGCAGTCAACAGCCACCTCGGAAACCGCCCAATTGGCGTTCTCAGGAGAGAATGGGAGCGTGGAATCGAACAAGTCATAGTTCGTGCGATTCAGCTCGTCGACGCCTGTAAGGCACCATTTCACGGCCACGAACAAAGTGGTCTTTCCCGTTCCGTTGTAACCGGCCACATCCGTGCGAGCATCCTTGAAGTCAACCCGGAACGTATGACCACGGAAGTTTGTCAACTGGGCCGTCTTAATCTTTATCTCCCTCATTTCTTTGCAGCTTCGATAGATACTTTGCGATACTCCTTCAGCATCTTTTAAAGTTCAAGGGATGCCTTGCGGGCACGAGCGCCAGCGGCCTTGTTTCCGTTTACGTTAGCCTGCATTTCTTTTGAAAACACAATCATTAATGATTGGATGTCATTGTAAATCTTTTCCATTTCGTAGTGGTTTATAAGTTAATAATGTTAGTTTCCTGTTGAGCCATATCCGCCAGCGCCGCGTTCGGTTTCGGACAATTCATCCGATTCTACCAACGTGATTTGAGGGTATGGCATAATAATGAGTTGACCTATGCGGTCGCCGATATTGTAGATATTATGCTTACTTGATGTCGGATAAAATTTAAATGACACCTCGCCGCGATAGCCACTATCGATAACGCCGACGCAGTTTGACAACGCTAAATCCTTTTTCGATATGGAGCTACGAGGGAATATCAAACCGACATATCCTTTCGGTATCTCAAATGCCAATCCAGTGCCATATACGAAATATCCACGGTTGTCTATGTTCATGGATGTCGCCGTGAGGTCGAGGCCCGCATCGCCGTCCTTGGCATAGGAAGGGATTACAGCGTATGGATGCAGTTTCTTGACTTTTACATCCATATCACCATCCTCCGTATTGGTCTTGCTGTGATGGGGCGGAATGCTGTCCGCCGTCGGCGTTGTAAGCCTGCTTCTCCTTTGCGTTGCCGATGAACGGCTTAGCCTTGATAGCGTCTACGCCAAGGCGGTCGATGGTTTCCTTGTTGTATTTCAGCTTCAGCGAATGTGAGTCGCCGTATTGACTGTTACGGCTTTCGTACATGTTTACGCCAAGGTATGCGGCGGTTCCGCTTTCGTTGACGAAAATGTCGGCTGTGTCTATCGGTATGATTACCGCACGCTTGCCCGTGTTCGGGTTGGTTTGGAGCGTTGCCCCGTCAATCTTCAGGAGATTGATGTTAAGTGAATAATTAGCCATACTTGTTGTAGTGGTTTATATGTTGTTAATAATACACTGCAAAGATACTAAATATATTTGGAATAATTGCAAATGTTTATAGGAATTTTTACAAAACTTCGCCGTCCTTGATTATCAGTCCTTTTATCTCGTCTATGCGGATGTATTGCGTTTCCGTCGATATTGTTTCAAGTGGCTCAAGGTAATTGATGTTGCACAATACGCCACCATCGGCGTAATTAGCCTGAAAAACACGGCCATCCGCGACAACACCGCAAAAATAGACGTAACTGCGCTTGTTGTCGTAAGGGCTCCTGATTAGCAACGGCTTCCCGTTGTCGTCGTCAGTCAACAGATTTATGTTCTTCCAGTTCATTTCTTCTCTATTTTGAATCCGTATAAGACACAGAACAATGCAACGGCAAAGCCCCATACAAAAGGAATCCACAACGGGGATGTGACCCATATCCACGGCCAATAAATCACCTTGGCCAACTTCAGGATTAAGAACACAATGAATACCACTATCGTTATCTTGTTCATCTTCTAATGTTGTTTGTTTGTTGTTGGTTGTCAAACATTCGCTCGACCAATGCGTTCGCGACGACATTCATGACAAAGTCCCTGTCGTTCTCATTGGCCTTGTATTTGGGGTCGTCCACCTTGCGCACATACGAAAGTATCTCGCTCAGCATCTCGTCGTTGCGACGGGCCAAGGACAAAAGCTCCGAATACTGCTCGTCCGTCATGGCTCAGTCGTCATAAAAGTTGCACATCCCGATGCACTGTCCCGAAAAACCGTCGAAGTCGGCCAACACGTAACGCGAATAGCCTCCCCATTCGGCAGGAAGCCGGTCGTCCTTGTCCGAGGCGAGGGATATGCGCACATTGTGTACATAAGGCATCTCGACCGCCAATATGCGTCGCAAGTCGTGAATCCCCGAAACCTCTATCGTCGTTTCAAGGCTCTCGGCCAACGAACCCCGATGAAACCTGAACAGCTTGCTCATGACTTCGGGTTCTCCTGTTCGGTGGAATTCTCGTCCTCCACGACAGGAGGACACTCACAATGAAGCTCATTGAACTCGGTTTCAAGCTCAACGCGCAAACCGTTAAGGTAAATCAAGAAAGATTCCGGGTCGCTTCTCACGAGCTCGGACACTCTATACCTGAAAGTCTGGGATTGGGTATCTCCAACTGTGATGCTCCTGATGAGCTCGTTGACCCCTTCGAGCTTGGAATAAATCTCGGTCGCTTTTTTGAATGTTTCTATGTCCATAGTCGGCTAAAGTTTCAGTTTGTCGTTGAGATGTGAGTCCGCAGCAGAATTGCAGACGTCTATGAAATCGGCATTGTCGCACATCATGTCGGTGAGCACGTTCTGATTGGGAATGATGACGAACGACGCTATTTTCTGCGACAGCCGACGAAGCTCCTCCACATCCGACCGAAGCGAGAAGTCGTTCAGGTCAAGCTGGGAGAGCAGCGCCTTGGCTTCCTCCGAGCATTCATTCGCGAAGTCGGCGGCCAACGATATTTTCAGCAGCGCCTTGTAGACTGAGTTCTTGACGTCCTGCCCCTTGTCGTCGAGGACGTCCGCGAGCTTCATAGGCTGGTAACGCCTCGCCTCAATCAACTCCCGCTCCTTTTCCTGTATCTTTCCGTTGTTGGCCGACAGCCAAAACAAATCGTTGCGGCGCATGGCCGCCTGACGGTACGAATAGAGCTTTTCAAGCTCCCGTTCAAGTCTTTCAACCCTTGTCATTTCCTGTAAAAACAGCGAACCGCATGATGCACCACTACTATACACCACACGGAACGCATAATGAGTTCTTAATTCATGGAGGTAGTGGACTCCACTTTCAAGCACAAAGATAAGTATTTATTCCTAATAATGCAAATCAAACAAAGGCTTCATGCTTCACTTTGGAAGTGTCATCTTCGCAACAAATCCATAGCAACTTGACAACCAATGACTCTCATTGTCAAACTCTCCGCCAGTAGTAGGCACTTCCTCCTCATTATTGACAAGAATTACATTATTCAAATAATAATATTTGGTGAAATTGAATATCATATATCCGACAAGGCCATCATTATCGCCAAATTCCATGTAATCAAAGAGAACGGGTTCTTGATTATAGTTACGACCTCTGCTCCACATTTGTGAAGATTCAACAATACTTGGCGCAACAATGAATAGTTCAAATTCTTCCGACGGCTCGTCACGCACTTTTCTCAAATAAAGACTTCTGCTGTTAAGCGGTATTTTATCAACTACGTCACCCCCCCCTCGGAAGAGCCACCGGCCTGTAAATCAGCAACATGCTCGGTGACTAACTTGTCTAATTTATACTTGTTCATATCAACATGTTTTGTCGCAAATTTACGACATTCGCACGACTAAAACAACAGTGTATCAATCTTTTGCACTGAGAACACCGCAAAGCCCGTTCGACAGGACGTTTATGAAGTAATTGGCTCCGTCCATCGTGATGCGAACCCTCGGCCTTATCAACTTGCGCTGACCTCCCCGCTTGGTGCGGTCTATCACGCTCATCAAGCCCAAGCTGATGGCCAATTCCGTCGGGTAGTCCGCACAACCCGGAACATACTGAAGAAAACCATGCTCATGTAGATACGCCACGAACAAACGACGCTGCATGGGCTTGCCGTTCCACTTTATGAGCCGCCCGACCTCCGAGAACGAATAATCCTTGTCCTGAATCCTCATGGCCGTGGTCACTATCGCGTCATTCTTGACGACATCCTCCGTGGGAGTCGGCGGCACACAATTATGAATAGTCGTGCGACCCGTCGTCAGCAGCTCCTCAATTCGACGATTACACCACAAACCGAACAAAGGCGCAAGCCATCGCGCAAACTCCATAGCCACATCCTTGTGCATCCATGTGCCCTGCGTGGTCTGAATTGAGCCTCCGCCTTTTCGCGTTATCACAAGCTCCGAAACGCAGATTTTCGTTTCGGCAGAAACAGCCTCAATGTAATCTTTCGCTGCTTGCGTCTTGAGCCAATCATTCGGGCTCTTGTTAAAACCTCGCGCCATTTGAGTGGCACAAACATACACATTCTTGCCCCGTGAGAACGTAATCTTGCTACCGTTGTAGCTAAAGTCCTGATAATTAATCATAAGACAAATAAAATAAAGTTCCCCTCCCGAGGCTACCACACACTCGAAAGGGGAAAACTTCAATATCTTACACCGAACGCCAGAGGTGGTAGGTGGCATCCACGACGCAAAGTTATAACATCTTTCCCGATATTCCAAACGATTTCAACAAAAATATGCCAAAAAACATGAGATAAGACAGCAGAATCTCACACTCCCGACCTTATTTCCAAGGTTTCCCCGCCATTATATAACGTATATTAGTACCCCATCCTAACATAGAAACACTATACTATGTATATACTATATATAAAGAAAAGAATAACTAAAGTTATTCTCAAAGAAGTGAAACTCCCCTCACAGCACGGCAATTGTTTGGAGTTGTCGACGCCTGAAAGGCACAAGACGAATCCAAGCCTTTGCCAGTGCGACCCCAACGCCACACATAAAAAACGTGCATCATATTCTCATACAATGCACGCCATCCAAAAAGTTAACTTACCAATGCAATTTGAAACAAAAAACCAATCATTGCTCGAACACAAAGGTAACACTTCCTGAACGAAAATAAAAAAAATAAAAATAAAAAATTTCGAGATGAGGTTGGGTGCAGCCAAAATGGCTATACAGGGGGGGGCGGTATGTAGCATATATAGACAACAAAATCATAATGCCGTCTATTTGGCTCAGAAATGGCTCTATTTTCGATTTAAATATGTTAGACGATAATTTATATATCTGAAATATTTTAGGCTGCCACAACGCAAATAAACGACCAATTGTCAAGCGTTGCACTTGAATAGTGTTATATAGCAATGTAACACCACTATTGTTGGTATCATAATAAGTGTATATTTTACACTCAATCCTGCGATGCAGCAAACAACTATAAATTTAGTTTGCGCTCGTACTCAAATCACCCACACAACTATAACTATAATTATAGTTTATCCACACAAAAACAAAGGGGCAATTAAGCACCCTTAACGTTATGCATGTGGCATATGCAAATATTATTCTTATTTTTATAATCTATTAACAATTATTTACATTTTCCTTATATATAGTACCGCGTGCGAGTGTATCTATTACGGTTTCTGGAATAAGTGTATTTTTTACACTTATTATGTGCGCTGCATCAATTTTGCCGGCTAATCCTCAACTATAATTTTAGTTGTGTGAACTATGAATTGCCGTTTGAATGTTGGATATTGAGGTGTATTTGTAAATGAATGTAAACTAAATTATGCTATTTGTTAAATAATATATAATATATGAAAAATTACGGCATAACATTTGGTATTTGCAACCAAATGTTATAACTTTGCTCCCGCAATCGAACATTGACACAATGAAATGGTGAAGTTAACACTAACGCAATTGATTTTGTGTGAATTATTACTTTTGAGTGAGCGTGTTAATGTAGCTATTTTGCGCTTTACCATTCAGATAAATTCCTGAGTTTCAGGAGGATTAAAAACGAGTTGAACCGTTAACAGGTGAACTATGTCCCAACTGAAACATGAATTAATTGCCAATGGCGGGGCAAAAACCGCGTTGACAGCCAAAACCAATCTATTTTGTGAGTATTGAACTTATGTCGTAATTAAGGGATAAAGGGGCAAAATACATACGTTAATACAATTCCAAGCGAATAGGGCACGGGTTATTCCCATTACGTGTTAGAGCCAGGAAGCCGTGACGTTGGAATATAACGGGCAGGTTGCGTTCATCGGAAAGACATCGGGGAGATATGGAAACATTGAGCGGGTCGAGCCGCCTCCCCGAACCAACCAATTAAACTTACAATATATGAAAGAGAAACTAATCATAGGCGCGAAGTGCGTCGCCGTCATCGTGGCGTGTGTGTCAGCGGTAGTGTTGTTAATCGGATTCATGCGTGTGTGTGAGTCGATTGGATTTACAATGTGATGAGCGAGGCAATTGTGTGCATCGGCGGAGATTCCCCGATGTCGACTGTGACGAGATGATATGGGAGATGTTTCCCAAGTATTAAACTTTAAATAGGCGGTATTGAACCGCTCTCAATGTTTAACCAATAAAAAACTTACGTAAAATGAGGTACAGAATGTCATTGAACTATGGCCGCCTGACGGCGACAATTCGCGAGTATGAGGACGGCAAGGTGGTGAGCAAATGGAGAACCGCAAGGCTGTGTAAAAAGGAATTCGAGTCGCTTGAATATTTCACCGAGAGCGACATCAAGAGTTACTTGAACCGCGAAGAGCTTCAGCGAATAAAGTGAGCCGAGGAGGTTGGGCGACCGACCTCCTGCATTGTTCAACCAATTAAAACTTAGAATTATGGAAAGATACGATTATTTAGAAGTAGTGACGAACGATGTTAAGGGTTACATTGAAAGTGAAATCACAATGTCGGACTATTCCGACCGCGACGAACTTGAAGAGTACCTGAACGAAGTTCTGTGGACTAACGACGGAGTGACCGGCAACGGCTCGGGGTCTTACACGTTCAATAAGTGGGAAGCCGAGGAGAATCTGTGCCACAATCTCGACCTGTTGGGCGAGGCTCTGAACGAATTTGGATGCGAGGCGAGCTATCTCGTTGAGAAAGGCGCCGAATCATGCGACGTGGCGATACGTTGCTATCTCCTCAATCAAGCCATCTCCGCAGCTCTTGACGAGTTGTGGGAGGATGAGGATGAGGATGACGACGATTGAATTGTGGAGGCTTGTGTTACGGCATTGGCCTCCAACCCTGTTTAATCCATTTAAAAACAAGATTATGAGAATTTATGAATTAGCCCCAATCTCAGGCCAAGGCCAAAAGAGCTTCTACGGCAAGGCAATCGTCACCATTGACGACAACGGAGTTGAAACGCTTTTAAGCTACTGCACCAAGATTTGCGAGAGGCATCCCGACGGCAGCATAAAGAAGCTGTGGGACGGATGGACTATGGCCGCCTGACGGCGACAATTCGCGAGTATGAGGACGGCAAGGTGGTGAG